GGGCTGCGACCGCGCGCCTTCGTGATGGAGAACGTTTCGGGCATGGTGAAGGGCGACTTCAAGATCGTCTTCGCCGAGATCCTCCGCACGCTCAAGGGCTGCGGCTACCGCGTCAAGGCGCGGTTGCTCAACGCGATGTTCTTCGGTGTGCCGCAGTCGCGCGAACGCATGATCTTCATCGGCGTACGCGAGGACATCGGCCGCGAGCCGTCGCATCCCGACGGATGGTCTGAGCCTGTCATCGTGCGTGACGCATTCGTGGGCGTCGCGCCGCCCGACTCTCCGAAACTGACGCCTCACGCGCTCGCGTGTTGGAAGGCTGCTGCGCCGGGCGAGTCCGTTGGCAAACTCAAGAGCGTCCGCAAGTTGGACGCTAGTCGAGTCGCAGGGACGCTGACGAAGGGTGGCGGGTTCAGAGAACCGCTTCACTTCTCAGAACCGCGATCAGCCAGCACCGCCGAACGTCGCCGCATCGGGTCTTTTCCTGACGCGTTCAAGTTCACGGGACACCAAAGCGCGATGGAGCGCATCGGCAACAGCGTCCCGCCGCTCCTGATGCGAAGCATTGCAGCGCATGTAGCTTCGCTCATTCGGGCGCACTGATGCCGCGCCTGTCCGTCTACAACACCAAGGCCCACGCTGCCATCGTGCAGGCCCTCCGCGCAGGAGCGACCTACCGTAGCGCGTGCCAGGCCGCGGGGCTCTCGTGGACGACGTGGAAGGATTGGAAGCGTGCGGTATGGCGCGGGCAGGACGTGCCCGACGACCGAATCGCGACGCTGGTGCGAGAGGCCGAAGAGGCTCACGCGCAGGCCACGAACTCGCTCATCGCACGGGTGAACCTCGCGGGCGCCAAAGACTGGCGCGCGGCGATGTCGTTGGTCGAGTTCCGCGCGAGCGCCGAACGGCGCCGCTGGGAACTCGTCAAGGCACGCGCCGAAGCACGGATCGCACAGCGACGCCTCGACGGGTCGTTGCCGGCAGAGAAGCACGAAGTTTCAGCGGTAGCGAAGGTCGTTGTCCTCCCCTCTCTCGACGATGACTCCGACGCAGGAAGTAGTCTGGGAAGCGAACCCGGGCCCTCAGACGCGCTTCCTCGCAACAAGGGCTGACGAAGCCCTCTACGGGGGCGCCGCGGGCGGTGGCAAGAGCGCCGCTGCCATCGCGTCGCCCCTGCGGTGGGTTCACAACCCGAACTTCCGCGCCCTCGTCCTCCGGCGCGATACCCCGCAGCTCCGCGACCTGCTCGACAAGTCAGCGCGGCTGTACGGGCAGATCGGCGCAGCGTTCAACGGCACCACGGGGACCTGGACGTTCCCGAGCGGCGCCCGTGTGTGGTTTACCCACTGCGAGCACGAGAACGACGTCTCCCGCTTCGACGGGCACGAGTTCCAGCTCGTGGTGTTCGACGAACTGACGCACTTCACGGAGCGCCAGTACCGCGGCATCCGAGCGCGCATCCGCGGCACGGACCCGACGCTTCCGCGCTGGTCTCGCGCCACGACGAACCCGGGCGGCGAGGGACACGAGTGGGTCAAGCGACGCTTCGGTGCGTGGCTTGACCCGAAGCACCCGCGACCGGCGCGACCCGGAGAGGTACGCGCGTACCGCGGCGACGAGGAGGTACCGCGAGGCACCCCCGAGGCGCTCTCGCGCACGTTCATCCCGGCGCGCCTCGCGGACAACCCCCACGTCGGCGAGGAGTACCGCGCGCAGCTCCGAGACCTTGACCCCGTGCGCCGCGCCCAGCTCCTCGAGGGCGATTGGGAGGCAGCGTACGGCGAGGGCAAGCTCTTCCACCGCGACTGGTGGACCTACCTCGACGCGGCCCCTCCCGTGCGACGCCGCTGGCGGTCGTGGGACTTCGGGGCGACGACGAGCGGTGACGCTACGGTCGGCGTGCTCCTCGGTGACCGCGGTCCCGACGTGGTGCCCCGGTGGGTAGTCCTCGACGTGGTCACCCTCCGCGCCGCGCCTCACGAGGTGCGAGCGCTGGTCAGGGCGACCGCCGAGCGCGACGGGCGAGACTGCGGCATCTCGGTCCCGCAAGACCCCGGGCAAGCTGGGGTTGAGCAGGCCCAGAGCTATGCGCGGGACCTCGCCGGGTACACGGTCCGCACGCGACGCCCCACGGGCGACAAGACGGTACGCGCAGGGCCCTTCTCGGCGCAGGCCGGTGCCCGCAACGCTGCGGTGCTCCGCGCGCCCTGGACGCCCTCCTACACCGCCGAGATGCACGCTTTCCCCGACGGCCCGCACGACGACGCCGTTGACGCCACGTCCGACGCCTTCGCCGAACTGTCGGCGTTCCGCGAGACCGCGCCTGCGCGCACCACGATCCTCCGCACCGAACGTACCGCAGGCTGGTAGTGCCCCTCCTCCCCGCAACGCCGCAGGCTGCCGCCGCGCTTTCCCTGCGCCGTGTGCTCGCCCCCGCGCCGTACAACGACCGCTTCGCGCGGGTCCTCGGATCGTCGCTCACCCCGCAACAGGTGACGAGCGTTCTGTCGTTCGCGGAGATCGGCTACCTGTGGCAACAGGCGGACCTCCTCGACGAGATCCGCGAGCGCGACGGGCACCTCCACAGCGAGCTCCAGAAGCGCGAGCTTCGCGTTGCTGGCAGCGCGTGGGAACTGCGGCCCCCCGAGGGTAGCGGCGACCTCGGCGCGGAGGTAGCGCGGTTCTGCACCGCGCGCCTCGGTGAGATCGAAGCGCAAGGCGACCTCGACCGCTCGTTTCAGGACGCCCTGTGCGACCTGATGGGAGCGGTGTTCCAGGGGCGCAGCGGCCTTGAGGTCGAGTGGGCGCAGGACGGGACGTACTACCTCCCGCGCTGCCTCTCCTTCGTGCACCCGAGGCGCTTCGCGTACACCACGGACTGGCGCATCCACCTCTGGGACAGCGCCGGTACCGCACCGACGAGCGACACCCCGACGGCGACCAACGGTCCCTTCGGGCAGTACCCGGGCATCCCGCTCGACCGCTTCCCCCGCGGGAAGTGGATCGTGCACCGCCCCCGGATCCGCGGCGTCTACCCGACGCGCGAGGGCCTCGGCCGACTGTGCGTGTGGTGGTCGTGCTTCAAGCGCTTCGACGTGCGCGACCTGCTCGCGTACGCGGAGTGGGCTGGGCGCGGGCTCCGCATCGGGACGTACGCGACGGGCAAGGAAAGCCCCGAGGCGAACCCCGCGAGCCCCGAGGACCAACAGGTGTTGTTGGAGTTCCTCAACGCGATGAGCTCCACGGTCGCCGCAGCGATCCCCGACACGACGAAGATCGAGATCGTAGACGCGCCGAACAACAACGACGTGCACGACCGCCTCGCCTCCCTCTGCAACGCGGAGATGTCCAAGGCGATCCTCGGTGGCACACTCGGCAGCGACGCAGGCACCAAGGGCGCGCGGTCGCTCGGTGAGGTCCACGAGCGCAATGAGCTGATGATCGCCCGCGCGGACGCAGCCAGCCTCGCGGCGACGCTGCGACGGGACCTCCTCCGCCCGATGGTCGAGTTCAACTTCGGACCGACCGCTCCCGTGCCTTCGTTCGCGTTCGCGGTGGACCCCGCGGCGGACCTCGACAAGCTGTCCGAGCGGCTCGACCGCTTCGTTTCGATCGGCGGCAAGGTCTCGCAGCGCACCGCGCGCAACCTCCTCCAGATCCCCGACCCCGAGCCCGGTGACGAGCTCCTCGCGCAGCCCAAGGCCCCCGAGCCGAAGCCGCCACAAGCGCCCCCGGAAGGCTGACGATGCCCCGCAAGCCCAAGCACACACCCGCGCCACCGGAGGCGACGGAAGGCACCGCTACGCCCGAAGAGACGGCACTCCTCGCGGAGCGCTGTCCCACGGTGCTGCTCGCGGACGGTGAGGCCCCCGAGGTCGGACACCGGACGTGGAACCAGATCGCTTGCCGAGGCGAGTTCAAGGGTCACCAGCAAGGCGCCTTTCGCTTCGACGCGGACTCCTTCGCGCGCATCGTCGCCAACTTCCGCGCGACGGTGAACCAGCGCGTCCCGGTGGACTACGAGCACACGTCCGAGGTGCTCCCCGAGAACGTCGCGCAAGAGGGCGTCCCCGCCGTCGCGTGGATCGTCGACCTCGAGGACCGCGGCGCCGAGGGGCTCTGGGCGTGCTTCGAGTGGGTCGACGCGAAGGCCGTCCAGTACGTGCGCGAGCGCCGCTACCTCTACGTGTCGCCCGCGGTGGTGTTCAACGCCATCGACAAGGCCAGCGGGCAGCGCATCGGCGCGCGGCTGACCAGCGTGGCGCTGACGAATCACCCCTTCCTCGATGGTCTCGCGCCGCTGGTGGCGTCGGAGACCGCAGACGCCACGCGCCTCGGGCTCGCACCGGGCGACGTGCACATCCCCGTGGGCGTGACCGTCACCCCGCGAAAGGAGCCCGAGATGGATCCCGAGATGATGAAGAGCCCGCCGCCGGAGAAGCTCCCGATGGCCGAGGCACCCGCTGCGCAGCCCGCCGAGGCTTCGCCCGCGGACAAGGCCATGCAGCGCTACAACGCGATCCGCGCCCGCCTGCGCTCGATGGGCGACGCGATGGCCATGCCGATGGCCGACGGCGACGAAGCCGCCGAAGACGCGATGCTGGACAAGCTCGCCGCGATGGTGGCCGAGATGAAGGCCGCGCAGCAGGCCGAGGCCGAGAAGATCGCCGAGGGCGTCATCGCCTCCGGTCGCGCTGCGTCGAAGGACGACCTCGTGGCGCTCATCCTGAGCGACCGCGCGCGCTTCGATCGCCTCTTCCCCGCGATGCCCGAGAAGCCCGCCCCGCAGCCGCCCACGGGCGACGCGAAGGCTCTCCTGTCGGGTCGCGTGCTCACCCCCGCGATGCACCCGGCTCCCGCCCCCCAGGGCGACGAGAAGGACGAGAGCGCCGAAGCCTACGAGCTCGCCGAGCGGATGATCTCCGAGAAGAAGGCGCCCGACTTCGCCACGGCGATCACCCTCGCCTCGCGCGAGGTCCGCCAGCGCCGCGCCATGAACGCCACCAGCCGCCTCGCTCCGCGGGGCTGACCGTCACCCCCACAACCGAACGAGGATCAACACAATGGGAACCGCATTCCGCAACCCCGGGCAGGTCGTGTCCATGCTGTGCGACTCGGCGAGCGTCGCCGCTGGCGCCGTGCTCGTGCAGGGCGCGAGCAACGACACCTGCGCGCTGCCGAGCGCCGCGAGCACCCGCGCCAAGGTCGTGGGCATCGCCTACCAGGCGGGCTCGTCCAGCGCCAACTCGGCCATCTCCATCGTCGTCAACGGCGTGTGGGCCGCCGTCGCGGGCGGCACGATCACCCGCGGTGACGTGCTCGTCGTCGGCGGCACCACCGGCACCGTGATCTCCGCTGGCATCTCCACCCCCGCCGACGCGGCCGTGGTGGGCCTCGCCCTCGAGAGCGCCGTCTCCGGCGAGTCCGTCGCGGTGCTGATCGGCGAGCGCCCCCGCATGGGCGGCGTCGTGCTGCCGTTCGTCGCCAACGGCGCCATCACCGCCAACCGGATCGTGGTCGCCTCGACGGGCGCCAAGGTCGCGATGCCGGGCGGGGCCGACCCCGTCGAGGGCGTCGTGGGCGTCGCGGCGCACGCCGCCGCGGACGGCGAGACCGTCTACGTGATCGTGAGCGGCTACGCCACGGTGACCGACTCGGGCTCCGGCGTGAGCGCGGGCGACAACCTCGCCGTCGCGGGCACCACCGGCACCGCCAAGAACGCCGCGCCCTCCGCGGGCGTCAACAGCATGGTGGTCGGGACGTGCCTGACCACGACCTCGGCGAGCGGGTCCATCCCCGTGCTCGTCAACCCGTTTCTGATGCAGGGCGCGTGATCGCCCGCCACACCTGAGGAGACCACCACACCATGAACGCTCCCATCCTCCTGGGCGACGGCGGCACGATGAGCCCCGCCGACGCCGCCCGCCTCTCGGCGCTCGCCTCCCACCCGTACGTCCAGCGGATGCTGGATGCGGGCTTCGACTCGCGCAACGAGGACAAGGGCCTCCTGCGCCTGATGAGCGAGGCCGCGGAGATGCCCCTCGCGCGCCGCTACGCCGCGCACCTGATGGGCGACCGCCCGCACCTGATGGGCCTCGACCCCTCGGCGGTGCACGTCCCCACCGGCATCCCGAACCAGTTCGTGATGTACGCGAACCGCGACCTCATCGCGGACCTCGTGCTGCCGCCCGTCGCGGTGTCGAAGATCTCCGACAAGATCTGGAGCACCCCGCAGGCGACGATGCAGTCGATCGCCAACACGTCGATCGCGGGCAGCCGCGCGCGGCCCAACGAGGTCGCCTACTCGGTGTCGGCCTCGCAGCAGTACACCTGCGAGCCCTACGGCCTGATCGACTTCATCGACGCCAACACGATCGCGAACGCGGACTCGCCCCTGGACCCGCGCGTGCTGTCGTCGCTGGTGATCAAGAGCTTCCTCGACCTGGCGCGCGAGAGCCGCGTGGCCTCGGCCGCGTTCAACGCCTCCAACTACGGCACCAACACCGAGGCGCTCGCGGGCGCAGACCGGTGGGACCAGCCGTCGAGCGATCCCGTCGCTGCGCTCCTCGCTGCGAAGGAGACGATGTTCAGCACGCCGAACACCCTCGTCCTCGGCGGGCAGGTGTGGCCGAAGCTCAGGACGAACCCGAACGTCCTGAAGTACATCCTCGGCCGCGCCAAGGTGTCCAACCTCGGCGACGTCCCGGCACAGATGCAGATGCAGTTCCTCGCGGAGATCCTCGAGGTGGACCGCGTCATCGTCGGCCGCGCCAAGGTGCTGTCGAACCAAGAGGGCGGCACCGCGTCGCTCGGGTACCTCTGGGGCAAGAGCGCTGCGCTCCTCCGCGTGGAGCCGAACCCGAACCCCCGCATGACCCAGACCTTCGGGTACACCTACCGCTTCGGCGGGATGTCGTACCGCAACGAGGTCATCCCCGACCGCATGCCGGGCACCGCGGGCGGCGAGTACGTCAAGCTCACCACGATGGACGACGAGTTCGTGCTGGGCTCGGCCGAGGCCGCGAACCCGACGGGCTACCTGTTCACCACGGTGATCTCGTGAGCGACAAGGACCCGCGCAACGAGCAGCTCCGCGCGCTCGCCGCCGAGCTCCGCGAGGTCCGCGCGAAGCTCGAGGCGACGGAGAGCGCCCTCGCCTCCGCCCGCTCGCAGCTCGACGCCTACGCCGCCGAACGCGACGCCCTGCGCGAGCAGGTCGCGGCCCCCCGCGCGGTGGGCGTCGAGGCGTACGTGCTCAAGACCAGGCTGCGCTTCAACGGCGTGGCGTACGAGCGCGGCGCCGAACTGCCCTTCGACCCGGCGAACCCGCCCGCGGGCGCGTCGGGGCTCATCGAGGGCCAGCACTACGAGCGCCTCCGCGTCCTCCGCGCCGCCTGAGAACCACCATGGCAGTCCTCGCAGCCTCCGACGTCCAGGCCCGTCTCTCGACGAAGGCGTATCAACGCCTCTTCGCGATCAACGGCGGGACCACGATCGACGCATCGTTCCTTGCGCTCGTCGTGTCGGAGGCGAACTCCGTCGGGGACACGCTCACACGAGCGGCGTTCCCCGACGGATTCGAGGGCACGGGTGGCACCGTGGACGTCGCCATCGTGGGCGCGTACTGCGACATCGCCCTCGAGATCGCCGCCTCGCGGCACCTCACCGCCAACGACGCCAGCGGGTACGCCTTCGCTGGCAAGCGTGCGAGGGAGTACCTCAAGAGCTTGAACCGCGACCGCGACGCACGGCCTGCGACGAGCGCAGCGGGGCGAGCACGTCCGCGCGCTGAGAACAGCAACGTCACCGACGCCTACGGGAACCCGACGAACCCCTACACGCGGGCCGCGGACCTCAAGGACGGCTCGGGCTTCTGATGTTCGCCATCACCTTCGACGGCGCTGGCGCAGCGCTCCACCTCCTTGCGATGTCCCTCGACGGGTACGCGCTGGTGGGCATGGAGCGCGGCGCGAGCCTCGTGGCAGGGGACGCACAGCAGCACCACACCTTCACGAACCGCACGGGCAAGCTGGAGCGCAACATCCTCCCGCGACGCCCTCGCGGACTGCTACTCAACGACACTCTCTCCGTCGAGGTCGTGGGCGCTCGCCCGTACGGCTCGTACGTCGAGGACGGCACCAGCCGCAACCGACCGTACCCGTACCTCAAGCCCGCATGGGATCGCACCGAGGACGCCTTCGCCGCCGAGATGGACCTTGCGCTGCAAGAGGCCGTCCGCGCCGCGGGGTGGTGACGCATGGGCCTCGCGACCATCGACGCCGCGCTACTGACCGCCCTGGAAGCCACGCGGCACACCGGCACACCGAGCGCCACGCAGCCCTTCGCCTTCGTCGGCCGCTATGCCGGGGACTTCACGCGCGAGGGCATCGCGGACGTGGCGCAGGGGCTCTTTCCGGCGTGCTTCCTGCGCTGGGATGGCGGCACCGACGCGCGCACCGTGGACGCCCTCGAGGGCACCGAGGACGTCGAGGCATCCGCGTGGAGCGTCTACGTCGCCCTGGAGGACGCCCGGTCCATCGACGATGCCGTCACCACGTCGAGCTCGTCCTACGGCTTGCTGGACCTCGTAGACGTCGCCACGGGCGTGATCTCGGGCCTGACCGTCGAGGGCACCGAGGTCGCAGGCACCTACGCGGAGACATGGCGTGACCGACGGGTGCGCGTGACCGGGCGCAAGACCGCCCTGATCGAGCGGGGCGTCGCGTACGCCGCGCAGATCGTGGTGGAGGCGCGCATCACGCTCGCGCAGGTCACCCCGACGGACACCAGCGTCAACCTCACCAGCATTCGCGGCGACGTCGAGATCCCCGAGGACGACGCGCCGAATCCGATGGCCGTTTTCGATCCCCTCTGACCCCGAGGCAACACCACCATGCAACTCCTCGTCGCCGCCGTCGGTGACGCGCGAGTGACCCTGCTCGACCCCCGCACCGGGGCCGTCGTGATGGGCCGCTACGTCGCGCGCGCCAACGCGAAGAAGAACCACGCGCCCCTCCCCGACGGAGAGACCGTGAACGACCACCCGCACTACCGCCGCGCCATCGCGCGCGGAGACCTCCAGCTCATCGAAGAGGTGTCCCCGTGAGCATCGCTGTCCCCGGCCTCCCCTCGTCGCGCAAGACGCCCGGCGTGTTCCTGTCGGTCCAGCTCGGCGCCACCCCGACGAGCGCGGGCGCGGTGCCGAAGAAGATCCTCGTGATCGGCAACCTGATCGCCACCGCGATCACGGGCGCCTCCCCGGCGCTCTCGGTCGCCGCTGGCACCGCCACCGTCGCGACGCCGTACCTCATCCCCTCCGAGGGCGACGCGATCACGTACTTCGGGCGCGGGAGCGAACTGCACTGGATGTGCAAGGGCGTCCTCGCGCAGTACCCCGACGCGCAGCTCTACGGGTGCGCCGCCGCGGAAGCCTCGGGCACCGCCGCCAGCGCCGTGCTCACCTTCGCCACCGCCGCGAGCGCCGCCTTCACGGTGCGCCTGAAGCTGTGCGGCCAGGTGATCGACGTGGGCGTGGCCTCGGGCGACAGCGTCACCACGACCGCCACCGCTGTGGCCGAGGCGATCAACGACGCGGCAGACCTTCCCTACACCGCGCAGAACTCCTCGGGTGTCGTGACGATCACGGCGAAGCACCAGGGGCCCCGCGGCAACACGCTCATCGTGGACGCCTACTTCGTCTCCTCGACGGGCTCGGAGACGCGCATCACGGCGTCCTCGACCTCCTCGGGCGCTGGCACCACGGGCGTCTGGACGACGGTCACCACCGAGAGCACGGAGTACCACCTCCAGGCGGGCGCGACGCAGGACAGCATCGCGACGGTGCTCACCAACATCGAGCCGGCGAAGTACGACCGGATCGTCATCGCCAACATCGACAGCACCAACGTGGGGCGCCTCGTCACGGCGCTGAACGCGCAGGCTGCGGTGACGGTCCAGAAGCGCCAGCAAGGCGTGGCCCCGAGCACGGACACCAACGCGAACGCCATCACGCTCGCGACGGGGCAGAACGCTCCGAAGCTCCAGCTCGTGTGGCACTACAACTCGCGCCTCCCCATCTGGGCCGTGGCCGCGCAGGCTGCCGCCGCGCGCCTCATCGGTGACGGCGTGGTCGGCGGTCGCGTGATCGGCGAGGCGACGGACCCGGCCGCGAACCTCGACGGGTGCGAGCTGCGGGACGTGATCGTGCAGCCGTACGTGGGCGATCAGCCCACCGCCACGGAGATCGAGAGCGCGCTGAACAACGGCGTCACCCCGATCATCCCGAGCGCGAACCGCCCTGGGTACTGCGCCATCGCGCGCTCCATCACCACGCGCTCGCTCTCGGGCGGCGTGCCGTCCTACTCGGTGCTGGACACCACGAACGTCACCGTGTGCGACTACGTCGCTGACGACCTCCAGAGCGACCTCGCGACGACCTACGCGGGCGCGAAGCTCGCCGCCGACTCGTCCGACGGTCTGCCGCCCCGCGCGCAAGGCGTCGTGACCCCCAGCATCGTCCGCTCGCACATCGCGGGCAAGCTCAAGGGCTACGAGGAGGACGGCATCCTCACGGACGTGGACGCCAACATGTCCCTCCTCGCGGTCGAGATCGACGGCGCCGTGGCCGGTCGCCTGAACGCGAACATCCCGTGCGAGCCCATCCCGGGCCTGCACATCTTCGGCGGCTCCGTCATCCAGGCGGCGTGAGGTAGGCCATGAGGTACAGCGGTCCCGCATTCGTGCTCTACAACGGGCGCCCGGTGCTCCAAGCGTCGAGCATCGACTTCTCGGTGGAGACGGACAACAAGGACGTCAACACCATGCTCCTCGGCCGCGCGGGTCACTCCGCGGGCGCCAAGAGCGTCAAGCTGTCGGTCTCGAGCGCCGTCCCCGCGGACGGTCCCGAGGTCGATTGGGTCGGCATCGCCGACGCGCAGGCGGAGATCCCGCTCGCGGTGAGCTTCGCCGGGGACACGTACAACCTCCGCGGTGACGTGCGCTCCGTGAAGCTCGGGAGCTCGGTGGACAAGGCCAACGAGATCGGGTTCGAGTTCTCGGGCCGCATCGTCAACACGGTCTGACCGTGGCGGACAACACCGACCCGCTCAAGGACCCCTTCCTCAAGGGGAGCCCCATCACGAAGCTCCTCGGGGGCACGCAGCGCCCGCACAAGGTGTTCCGCATCGCGGGGCGCCTTGAGGGCACCGACCTCGCGGTGCGCTCCATCTCCGTCGAGGAGGGCGAGGTCGCCCACGCCGACGCGATGAAGCGCATGACCGCCCTCGGTGGGTGGACGCGCGAGGACTTCCTCAACGACGTGGGGGAGGCGCTCTTCCACCAAGAGATGCGCCTCCAAGTGCTCGCCCGCGCGATGGTGGACCCGCAGGATCCGAGCAAACCCTTCGCGGCGAGCGCGGACGAACTGCGGCGACACCTCGAGGCCGACGAGGTATCCGCGATCTTCGACGAGTTCTCCACGTTCCAGAAGTCGCGCTCGCCGCTGCGCGAGGCGAAGTCTCTGGACGAGGTGAGGGAGGTTGCGGACAGCTTGGGAAAAGGGCTGATCGCGGAGACCTCGTTGCAGCGCTACGATGCACCTACGCTTCGCGCCATCGCGATCGAACTGGCCGCCTGGGCGAGGACGCGGACGAGGCTGAGCTCCTCGCCTACCTCGCCGCCGACCGACTCGTCGCCCGACTGATGCAAGGCGACGACGCCGCGCTGCATGCCGTCTCCGCCGCCGCGGAGCACGCGACCCTCCGCACCCTGCAAGCCCTCTTCCCCCAGCGCTGAAACCCACCCGTGGCAACCGCAGTCCTCAAGATCGTCGGTGACTCGGGTGGGCTCACAGCCGCACTCGCGGAGGCGCGACGAGCCTCCCGCGCAACCTCCGTCGCGGTCGCCGCCGACGCACGACGGACCGAGCGCGAACAGATCCGCGCAGCCCGTGCCGCCGAGCGTGAGCAAGTCCGCGCCGCGCGCACCGCGGAGCGCGAACAGATCCGGGCGACGCAGAACGCCGCCCGCGCCCACGACCGCGAGTCCAAGCGCGCCGTTGCCGCGCAGCTCGCCGCATACCGCCAGATCACCCAGGCCGCGCGCCTCTCCGCCACTGCGAGGGAGCGCGCCGAGAAGGAAGCCACGCGCATCGCGCAGGCCGAAGCGTCTGCCCGTGGTCTCACGGCGACGCAGGAGGCCGAGCTCCGCGCGCGGGCCCTCCGTGGGCTGACCTCGCAGGCCATCGCGGAAGAGCGACGCATGACCGCCGCCGCCCGCCGCGAGGCGACGGAGCGGTCTCGCTTCGCCGCGAGGGCGACGCGCGTGGTGAGCGCCGTAGGTGGCGCTGTCGTCGGCGCGGGGTCCACGATCCACAGTGAGATTCAGGCGACCCGCAGGCGCCGTGCTGGCACCGAGAGCACCCTGAACGACGCGCTGTATCAGGCTGGCGTCGGTGGCACCGAGGCTGCGCAGATGCGCGCTCGGGTGATGCAGTTTGCCAACGCGCGCGGGATGGACCCGCAGGCCGTGGCCGAGGGCATCCTTCAGGCGCAGACGCAGTTCTCCGTGCTCGCGCAGCCGGGGATGAGCCCGCAGCAAGCGCTACAGCAACAGCTCGACCTCGCCGGGTTCGCGCAGGACACGCGGCAGGATCCGGGCGAGGTGATGCGCGTCGCGGGCATGCTCGGACAGCAGGGCATCACCGGGGCTGACCAGCGTGCGGCGCTGATGCAGATGACCGGCATGGCACACGCGGGGTCCATCGAGCTTGCGAGCATGACCCGCGAGGCGATGGGTCCGCTGATGCAGAACATCGCGCGCTCGGTCACTTCGGGCATGAACCCGCAGGAACGCGCCGCCGCGGTGCGCGCTGCGACCATGGAGACGATGGCCGTGGGCGAGGTCACCGCCCGCAGCGGTGGACGCTCGCGCGACATGCTCAACGCGCTGGCGAAGACCCGCGGCAGCATCACGAACGACCGCACGCAAGAGAACCTCTACGAGAGGCTTCGGGGCGGAGGCGCGCAAGAGCGAGCCCTCGCGGCGTCGATGTTCGAGCAGCGGGATGGACACGCCCGTCTGCGCCAAGGCACCACCGCCGTCGGGTTCCTATCGCAGATCGTCTCGGGCCTCGGCGGTGACACCAACCGCGCGATGAACCTTCTCAGCGCTGGCGGGCCGGGCGCCCCGATGATCCTCGATGCCCAGCAGCGCCGGTTGATGCTCCTCCTCGCGTCGCAGGGCACGGGTGGGCGCACCATCGCCGAGAACGTCTCGCAGATGCAGACGCAGGGGCTTGCCTTCAACGAGCAGCGCGTCCAGCAAGGTCACGCGATGGCGCAGGGCGAGGCCGCGACGCAGTTGCAGCGCGAGGAGAATGCCCGCTCGGAGGCGCTTGGGAACAACACCAGCGCCCTGAACAAGCTGTCGAACAGCATCGCAGGCTTCGCCGCCAGCAACCCCCTCCTGTCGGCGGGCGTGAACGCAGGCGGCGGGCTTCTCGGTGGCGTCCTCGCAGGACGCGCAGGAGCCGTTGCAGCGCCCTTGCTCGCGCGGGGTGGTGCTCTCGGTACCTCCGTCCTCGCGCGCCTCGGTGCGGGCGTTGCGACGGGCGGAGCGGCGGGTGCGGGCACCGCTGGCGCTGGCGTCGCTGCCGCCCTCGGTGTTGCTGGTGGCGTGGGCTACGGGATCAACCGCGCGATGGGGAACAACAACCAAGCAGACAACCCATTCTCGTCGCACTTCTACACGGACTTCGCGTGGGCGGTCCGCACCGCGATCCGCGAGGGCCTGTCCTCCGCGACGGTGCAGGTTGACCCGCACGCCGCAACGCAAGCCTCCGCCACCGCCTCGACGCAGATGCCGCGACGCTGACCATGGACGTCCTCGCAGACCTCGCAGAAGCCTCCTACGAGGGGCGCACGTTCCCCGTGCAGAACGCCCCCGCGCAGGGAGGCAACGACGTCGCGGAGCACGTCGCCTACCTCCGTCGTGGCGCGGACGTGGAGCCCACGGGGCTGAAGGCGTACCGCGGGACCTTCACGATCCCGCTCATCAACACGCCGCGCCTCGAGGCGATCTACGGCCAGCTCTTCCCCGGGCTGCGCTTCGACCTCCTGCGGTTGTTCGAGAGCACCCCGCGGGGCACCCTCTCGCATCCCACGTTCGGGTCCATGCAGGTCGCGATCACCTCGTGGGACGAGCAGCTTTCGTACGAGCAGCGCGGCGGAAGCGTCCTCACGGTCTCGTGGGTGGAGCACAACGGGAGCGCCTCGCTCCTCGTGGGCCCCGAGGGACAGACGCCCGCGAACACCCCGACGACCGTCTCCGAGGCCGCGACCGAAGCTGACACGGCGATGGCCGCGGTGGGCTCGGGGTACACGCCCGTCGCTGACAAGGTGGACGAGCAGTTGACCTACCTCGGCGAAGCCCCCCGCAGCTTCACCCAGGTCGGCGATGCGTTCCGACAGATGCTCGGCCCCGTCAACGCGAACCTGGCGCTGCCGATGTTCGCCGCCGCGAGCGCCCACGATGCGACCGTCGCGTTGCTGAACCTGCGCGCGGCGCTCTTCGACCTCCAATCGCGCTATGCGCCGGTCCTCTCGCAGATCCGGCTCTACACGGTGCCCACGCCCATGAGCGTCACCGAGGTCGCGATCAACGTGTACGGCGACGCGACGCGGACGGCCCTGCTGTTCGCTGCGAACGCCATCCCCGACCCGCTGCTGATCCCCTCGGGCCGCGTGCTGAAGATCCTCCCGACGTGACGCAGCCCGCGTACAGCACCGCGCTCGTCCTCTCCGACGGGACCGAGGTCGATACGTGGGACCGCTACACGATCGCCCTGGACATGCTCCAGCCCGGCAGTCCGTGGACCGCGACCATGTGGCGCTCGGACACGCGACAGACGACGTGGCGCGTGCTGCGGTCGAAGGTCAAGCTCCTTGACCGCGTGATGCTCACGATCAACGGCGCCCCGCAGTTGAACGGACGCATCGAGACCTTCGCGACGCGCATCTCCCGCAAGAGTGCCACGATGGAGATCGGAGGACGGGACCTCGCGGGCCCTGCGCTGTCGTGGGACGCAGACCCCACCGTGCGCTTGAAGGGCTTGCAGCTCACCGCGGCGCTTGAAGCCCTCTTCGCCCCGCTCAGGATCCCCGTCCTGATCGGTGCGGACGTGGACCAGGCGCGCATCGTCCAGATGGGCACCACCCGGGGCTCCCGCGGGGTCTCCCGCTCGTCGCGACGGACGCCCGTCTGTGACCGCGCAGCACCACAGCCCGGAGAGAAGGTCTGGCAGCTCGCCGACGAGATCGCGCGACGCCTCGGGTACCTCCTCTGGACCGCCCCCGCACAGAGCGGCGGGCTCGCGGTCGTGGTGGACCGGCCCGCGTACTCCAGCGCATCGCGCTTCGCCTTCACCCGGCGCGTCACCAACGGCGCGCCGGAGGGCAACATCCTCGACAGCGCCGAGGAGTTCAACGCTCGCGCGGTGCCCACGGTGGTCAACGTCTACTCAGGCACCGCCCGTGGCGCGCAGGTCTCGAACCGGCAGCGCTTCGCCGCCGAGAACCTCCAGCTCATCGACGCGGAGGTCAACCGCGGGTTCGTGCTAGACCCTCCGCCGACGCAGCCCCGTCACGTCCGCGCGCAGCGGGCTCGCACGGTCGCGGAGACCGCCCGTGAGGGCTCGCGCATGGTGGCCGAGGCCATGGCGGACTTCCGCTCCTACAAGTGCACGGTTCAGGGCCACGGGCAGGACACCGACACGGGGCACCTCCTCTACGCAATCAACACCATGGCCCGCGTCCGCGACGACGTGTGCACCGACGCCAACGGGAACCCGCTGGACGAAAGCATGCTCATCACCCGCGTGGAGTTCATGCGCTCGCGACAGACCGGCACCACCACCACGGTCACCCTCTCCCCGCGCGACGCCATCTCCGTCGTGCCCCAGGACGTGTGATGGACACCCTCGAGTTCTGCAAGGTGCTCCTCCTCGACGTGAGCACAACGTCTCGCGCCATCACGGGCAGCGTCGCGGGTGCTGGCGCCGAGGGCGACGACAACGGCGCGGAGCGCTTCGACGCCTGCGAAGCCCCGATGCCCGCTGGGCTGATGGCAGTCCCTGCGCTCACGTCCACCACCGAGGCCGTTGGCGTGCGCAGGGGCGATGAGATGGTGCTGCTGTGCATCATCGACAAGGGCGCCCCCGCGCAGACCCTTGAGAGCGGAGAGACGCGCGTCTACGGCGTGGGCTCCGCCAACGCCACGGCGATGATCCGCATCCGCGCCAACGGCGATGTTGAGATCACACCGAAGGCTGGGCAGGCTGTCCGCATCGGCGGCGGGACGCTGTCCGCGGCCCTCAACGGCGTTGTGGTCGCCTCGGGCGTGGACAGCTTCACAGGGGCGACCTACGGCGCCCTCGGGAACGCGAGCTCCATCGTGCTCGCAAAGAAGACCTGAACCATGGCGATGAACGGCAACGCGCTCGGTGACGAGATCCGGGCTTTGATCGACGCCGTGGGCGACAAGACGGACCGGACGGCCCTCTTCCGCGCGATCGGCAACGCCATCGTCACGCACATCACCACCAACGCCTCGGTGGCGGTGACCGTGACCTCGGTGTCGGGCGTCACCGTCGGCGTGGGCACTTCGGGGCCAGGCTCCGGCTCGGGAACCGTCTCGTGAGCGCCTACGTCTACGCCTACGAGCCCGACCGCAACCCCGCGACGGGCGAGCCCCTCATCGACGAAGCAACGGGGGAGTTCCGCGCGAGCGCCTCCCCGATGCTCACGGTGGTGTGCACCACGCTGCGGACGCCCCTCGGGCGCTGCTACGCTGACCCGTCCCTCGGCGTCGACTGGAGCGCGCACGACAAGCTCCGCGTGAACTCCGCCGCCGACGCTGCCGCGAAGATCCGCGCCGCCCTCAAGCGCTACGTGGACAACGGCAGCATCTCCAACCTCGACGTCACCGTGGAAACGGCACCCGACCTCGGACGCCTGCTGTACCGCGTGGCCTTCACCGACGTGCGACTGAACCTCCGCCTCACCACCAACGGAACCGTCTGACCCATGGCCTTCATCGGACGCACGCGAGACGAGATCCGCGACGAGCTCCTTACGCAGTGGGCTGCGCTCTACACCGCCGCGGGAAAGCGCCTGCTGACCTCGGAGGGGAGCCACGCCTACACCCTCGCGTCCGCCCTCTCGGTGCAACTGGAGGGGCTGGAGAAGCAGGCCGAGCAGACCACACAGGACATCCTCCCTGACCAGGCGACGACCGACGCGCTCAACCGGCACGGGTACGTCTACGGCATCGAGCGCCTCCCGGGCACCCGCGCGACGGCGACGGTCACCGTCACGGGGCCCGCGGCGGGGACCATCACGATCCCCGCAGGGACGCAGATGGTCTACTCCGACGGCACCGTCTACAACGTCACCAGCACATCCGTCGCGCTCTCGGGCGGCACCCCCACGGGCACCATCAGCGTCCGCGCCGCGCTCGTGGGCAGCACCGGCACGCGCACCGTTGCCGACGTGCTGACCTTCGTCTCGGCCCCCTCGGGGCTGAACACCACGGGCGTCGTCGCGACGGAGAACGACGGCAGCGACGAGGAGTCCGACGAGGACTACGCCGCGCGCATCATCTCGCGGATGCAGGAACGCCCCGGCTCTGGGAACAGGGCGGATTGGCGGGCCTGGGTGGAGGAGTACACGGGCGCTCCGGGTGATCCCGGGATCGCGGACGTGTACGTGTACCCGTTGCTCGAGCCCCCTGCGACCTACCCGGGCACCGGCACCCCCGACACCCCCGGCACCGTGACGGTGGTCGCGGTCGGCCCCGCGCAGGGCGACAGCACCACGAACACCCGTATCGTGCCGTATGACGACGTGACGCGCACCGCGGGTACGCAGCTCGTCAACATCACGGAGTACCTCCTCGGTGATCGCCTCTCCGATGGGACGCAGCCGGGGGACGACAACCGCATCCCGCCAGCGACCATGCCCGATGGCAACTTCTCCATCGAAGCCATCAACGTCACGTCGGCCGTCAACGTGCTCGCGGTGATCGTCCCGCCGACCGCGGAGCCTTTCGAGTGGACGGGCTCCTTCGGCGTCCACGCAAGCAGCACCACCACGAGCCTTGTGGTGACCGGCGACGCCACCGCTGCCAACGGCAGACGAGCACTCGTCCTCGTCGGGACGTCGGTCATCCGCGGCGGGTACCAACAGGTCACGCTCCCGACGGGCGTCTACAACGGCGGCACCGGGCGAACGACCTTCGCCCTGTCGTCGGCGTTGCTCGCGACCCCGAGCGGGAACATCTACCCCGGTACCGCAGCATGGGACGACGTGCGGACGGCGGTGTTCGGCTACTTCGACGTGCTCGCCCCCGGCGACACCACCCCAGCCTCGAGGTGGCCCACCACCGGCTCGTCGGTCATGTACCGCGGGGGCCTCGCCGCCGCGATGGTGACGGGCGCCTCCCTGCTTTCGGCCACGATCTCGCTCCCCGCGTCGGACCAAACCCCCGTCGCAAAGCAGGTCGTGGTCCTCGGGCAACTCCTCGTCACGGCCTGATCAGCGGTTGACGCACACGCCGTCGCGGCAGAAGTAGCCCATCATGCAGACGCGACCGCACACGCCGCAGTTGGCCGGGTCAATGGAGGTCTGCACCTCGCAGCCGTTGGTGTAGTCGCGGTCGCAGTCGACGAAGCCCGCTGCGCAGATGATGGAGCACCGAGGCTCGCCCGTCGCCGTGGAGCACGTTCCGCGCGTGGTGTGGGCGCGTCCGGTGCAAACCGTCGTGCACGACCCGCACGTGGTGTCGCCGGTCAATCCGGCCTCGCACCCGTTGTCGGGGTTGCTGTCGCAGTCGCCGAAGCCCGGAAGGCAGGCCCGTCCGCACGTCCCGCCCACGCAGGCGTTGGTGCGGTTGCGTCCGGGCGGACACCTCGAGTCGGGGCAGCACTCCTCCCCGCACCCACCGCAGTTGGCGGTGGTGTTGAGGGCCGAGCAGAACGACCCGCACCAAGTCATCCCCTCGGGGCACAGCGGGGTCCCTGTTTCGCGGGAAGCGTCACGGAATGGTGGCGCGTCGGTCAGGGTGTCAGGTACACTCCCATCGGCGGCATCGGTGCGCCCAGCGTCCGACGGACCGGCGTCCGATGCCCCGTCAGGCCCCGCAGGGGCGTCCGCAGCGGCTTCCGTCGGCACGTCCGCGGGGGTAGGGGCGGGCTCCACAGGGGCGCACGCAAGGGCCAAGAGCACCAGGGCGACGAGCAGCGGCATACGACCTCCGCGCCGAAGCTACCGCCGAGAGGCGACAGAAAGCTACGGTTGACCATCCGTTCCCCCGGGCGGACCATCGCGGTCGGAGGACCAATGGACGCAATGGTGCCGTGGATCACCGTCGGAATTCTGTTTGGGATCGGCCTCACCGCGAGCGCGATCAAACGCCACGTCGAGGCGATAGACGCTTCGCTGAAGTGGCAGAACGCGCGCCTCGCCGCGCAGGATCAGCAGCACGCCGCCCCGCACGGCGCTAGCTGGGCACCGACACCGCCGCCTTCGGCGTAGCAGCACCTTCCGCATCGTCGCACCTCGGCGCCCCGCGCGCCCCGTACCACATGCCCACGTTCGCCCATCCGCTCCCCTCGCTGGGGCCCGACGACGTCACCCTTGCGCTCGCGCGTCAGGTGGGCGTTCTCCTCGGGCCTGCGTTCGCAGCGCCGTGGTCCAACACGGTCAAGTCCCTCATGGGGGCGGACCTCCTCGCGTACGGCTCCGCGCTCAAGGGCGGGCGCGAGACGAACTACGACGCCCTCCGCAACGCCTTCGTCAACACGGCGAAGGAGCTTCTCGGGGAGCTCGAGATCGTCTACGGGCTCGCGTACGACCCGTCGCTCTCGGACGACGCGCGCAGGACGCGGTTGCTCGTCAAAGCGCGGGCGCAGTTCGCGGGTACGCCGCCGAACATCGTCACGGCGCTGACCCCGTACGACCTCGGGCAGCCCGTCACGATCCGCGAGACGACCGCAGCGGAGGCGCTGTCCGTCGAGGCCGTGTTTCGCTTCACGGTCTACGTCAAGCCCGACGTGGTGCCGTCGAGCGGCGCGAGCTTCGACAGCCTCTTTGTCGCGGCGAGGCTCGCGGCCATCCGCGCGACCGTCGAGCAGATGAAGCCTGCGCACAGTTCCTACCAGCTCACGACGACGGACCCGAGCATCGGCTTCTTCACCGACGACCCGGACAGCCTCACCAACAACACGGTGCTCTGATGGACCCCATCGTCAACACGTACTCGCCCAACCAGCAGGTCACGGCGGCGCAGCTCAACAACATCCAGGCGAACGCCGTGGGGTTGCGTATCGCGTCGCAGAACAACGACGACGCAGCGACGGTCATCGGCGCGCAGTGGTTCGACTGGCAGGACTCGGGGAGCGTCGCCCTCGGGACGCTCATCCAGATCGACGACATCGTGGACTGGCGGGACAGCAAGGTGCTCGTTCACTGGCGCGCGAGCACGACGACGCAGAACACCCGCCCCGGTGGCGCGAACGACTACCTCTACAGCGACAGCGCGAGCGGCATCACGCAAGGCACCATCACCGGGTACCTCGGCGTCGGCGCGTTCGACGCTGGCGGTGTGAACCCGCCGAGCGCTGGCAACCCGCCCGTGCCCGCTGCGACGACGAGCTACGCCGTCGAGCTCTTCACCGACGTTTGGCTCTACGCGCACCCGACGACGGGCGACCTGTACCTCTACAACGCCACCGCGGGCGCGCTCTACGACACGTCGTTGCTCGTGCTGCGCATCGGCCCGCTCGACAAGCGCTGACCTTCCCTCGCGCCCTACGCGGCGCAGCCTCACACACCACGGAGACACACCATGCTCGGAGAGCCCGGATTCCTCGCCCCCTCCATCCAGTCGGCGAAGGTCACCACCACCGACGCGACCGCGACGCTGCTCTACAGCTTCGCGATCCCCACCAACTGCGCGGTGCGCATCCTCGTCACGATCGTCGGTCGCAAGAGCGACGGCTCGGACCGCGCGCTGTACACCAAGCTCGCGGGCTTCTACCGCGCGACGAGCTCCGCCGCGCAGGCGGGGTCCACGGAGACCATCGGCACGGACTACGAGAGCGACTCGTCGTGGGACGTGGCCGTGGACGTGTCCAGCTCCGTGCTCCGCGTCCGCGTCACGGGCGCCGCGTCGACCACGATCTACTGGAACGCCAACGTCCAGCTCACGGTGGTCTGAGGCGCACCATGGCGAAGCTCCTCCCCATCACCCTGCGCGCGGCGTCGCTGACGCTCACCGGGTCGCTCGCGACCGTGGTGGGGACGGTTTCGACGGACTGCGCCAACTCCTCGAGCGGCGCGGCGAAGCTCGGTTTCACCACAAGCGCCTTCGTCCGCGTCTCCTACACGCGCCACGCGAGCAGCACCACCGGACGCCCGATCATCGCGATCGACGTCTCGATGGACGATCCGTCCACCGCAGCGGCGAGCGTCGCGAACTGGCAGACGGTGCAGCTCATGGACGGCGCCTCGTTCTCCAGCGGCGCCGTCGAGCTCTACGCAGAGCAGCAGCGCCTCAACCCCACCGCGGCGGGGACCACGATCTTCGGCACGCACCTCGTCAACGTCGAGGGCGCGCACTGGATCCGCGTCCGCATCGCTGACGTGGACAGCACCAACCTCGGCGCCGTCACCGCCGTCACCCTTGGCGGCGAGGCGTGACGTGCGCTCGCTGGTGATCGCGTGCGGATCCGGCGCCATCGCTCCGCACGCGCCGACGCTCGTGGTCAACGGCGCACCGCTGGACCCCAACGCCTCGGGCGTTGTTGTCGTCGGCGGTGGCGGCGGCGGCTCGTGGTGGCCCGCGGACGCTGAATTCATGTGGGACGCGTCGGTCCTGGCGTCGCTCACGCTCTCGGGCTCCGACGTCACCGCGTGGGCAGACCAAAGCGCCAACGCGCGCGACCTCGGCTCCCCATCCTCCAGCGTCACCTACAGCGCGACGGGTCTGCGCGGGGGCCCCTGCGTCGTGATCGCAGACGCGGGACAGCTCTCCACGGCCTCCGTCGACCTCACAGCGCCGACCGAGTGGACCTTCTGGGGAGTGTTCGAGGCGACCAGCACCGACGGAGGCAAGGGCCTCCTGAACAGCCAATCGGGCAGCGCATCGCGCGGGATCTTCCTCGGGCAGGTCTCCTCGACGCAGTGCTTCGGCGGCGCTGGCTTCGTCGGCGGGAACTTCGTCCGCACCTCGGCCAACACCGCGGCGCATGCCTTCATTGCCCGCTGTAGGTCGAGCGGGACGCCCTCTTTGCTGTACGACGGCTCCGAGGTCGTCGGGGCGTCGAGCGCTTCCCCGGCGTCGCAGATCGGCAGCAGCCCGATCGTCCTCGGCTACGTCGAGGGGCTTTGGGCGAGCGCCGCGAAGATCGGGTGCCTCGGCGGCGTGGCGCGCATCGTCGACGACACCGAGCTCGCTGCAATCGCAGCCGGTCTCGCCGCGGGGTGGCCGCCATGACGCTCTCGCCCATCGTCCTGACGCTCGTGTCGCTCCTGCTCGCCGCGGGTGGCGCCCTCGCGGGCTTCGCCGTCGCGTGGGGGCGCAGCACGACGCGCCTCGACGCCATCATCGAGGGCCTGTCCACGCTCGGCGGCAAGGTCGACGCGCTCGCGGGCGACGTGGCCGCCACGCAGAAGGCCCAAGCCGTGGCGAGCGAACGCGAAGCGCAGCACCGATCGCAGATCGACGCGCTCATCTCCCGCGACCGCGAGCACGACGCGCAGATCATCGAGCTCCGCAAGGAGATCGCCGACAGCCGCCACACGCTGCGCGCCGAACTCCAAGCGATGCTCACCGCATCAGGAGGCGTACCGCGTGCACGTCCTCGTCGCTGACGATTCGTGCGGCGTCGGCATCGCGCACGAGCTCTGCACGCTCGGTCTGACTGCGCTCGCAGTGTCGTCCCTCGCGGTGCTGGACGCGACGCTTTGCGGGCTCGCACCTGACGCGATCGTGCTCGACCTACGCCTCCCCGGCGCTGCCGTCGAGGACGTGATCCCGTTCGTGCGCCTGCGCTACAGCGGGAGGATCGTCGTCGCGTCAGGTGACGACCGCGCGCCCGCGCTCGCCGCGCTGCACGGCTGCGAGTGCCTCCCGAAACCGTATGACCCCGCGGCCCTCGCCGCGGTGCTGAAAGGACTGTGACCCGTGGACCTCATCGCCCTACTCGCCGCCGCGCCCCCGTGGGTCCGCACGGTGGCCTCGGTGCTCATCGCCGCGTGGACCATCGCCACGCTCCTCGGCAACGCCCTGCGCGCGGTGCCCGAGGCCCAGTACGTGCGCCTTGAGCGCGCGTGGCCCCGCGCTGGGCAGCTCGCCCGCGCCGCCCGCAAGTTCGGCAGCGACGTGCAGCCGTTCCTCGCCGCGCTTCTCGGCGCGCTCCTCGGTCGCCCCGTGCACGCGCCGGAGCCCCGCGAGACGATGCCTCCGCCCGGGGGTGCGCAGTGAAGCCGCACCACATCGCCCCCGGCGCCGCGCTGGCGCTCCTCGTGTGGCTCGGCCTCGCCGTCGAGCTCCAGGGGTGCCCGCGCCTTCCTCCCGTCTCCGGCTGCACGCCCACCTCGCAGCGCTGCGGACCCTCGGGCCACCCCGAGGTGTGCTCCGCCTCGCAGCGGTGGGAGCCCGCTGGTGACGTGTCCTGCACCGCCGTCGGTGGCGTGTGCGTCCTCGAGGGCGGCGTCGCTCACTGCGCCCCCGCGCCCTCGGATGGAGGTGCCCCGTGATCGACCTCGCCCAAGCTCACGCCCTCGGCGCCCACCTCGCCGCCGCGCGGGGCCTGCACGTTGCGCAGTGGGACTCCGTCACCGCTCGCGCGATCCGTCTCGGGCTGGACCTCGCCGCGTCGATCCCCGGCGCTGGCGTGCTCGTGGACGCCGCGTCGCTCCGAGACCCACGCATCTCGCGGTGCATCCCGAGCCCCGCGGGGGCCCTGGTGCTGCTTTCGCAGGGCACCCACGACGACCCCGTGCAGTACGTCGAAAGCCTCGCCCACGAAGTCACCCACGCGGGGCAGCTCGCGACCGTCGGCTCGGTGCAGGGGACCATCGACTACCTCGGCAGCGGCGAGCTCCGCGCGACCCGCGAGGCCCAGGCGTACGTGGTCGGGCTCTTCGCCCGCTACCTCGTGACCGGCGCGCTCCCCACCGAGGCCGACGCGATGGCTCGTCTCGGCGGCGGGCTCTACCACCTCGACGCCGGGGAGCTCGAGCTCGCGCGCGGCGTCGTGCGGTCGGGGCTCGCGACCATCAAGGCGAAGCTCTCGCCCCCGTACGCGGTCGCCCTCGACGTGCTGGCGTGGCTCCGCACCCACGCCCCCGAGGCGATCGTCCCGCAGGAGCATCGGCCGTGAGCGACCCGATGGAGCGACCCCACGTCGACCACGCGGTGTCTGTGACCGGCGGCACCGTGCGCCTGCACTCCGCGAGCGGCGGGCTGGAGTCCCTGTGGATCCAGCTCCGCGACAAGGACGGGGCCGCAGTGGTCCGCGACCGCGCGACGGGGCAGCACACGCAGCCAGCCGTCCGCGTGACCCCGCGCGAGGCCCGCGCGCTCGCCGAGGCGCTCTTGCGCTACGCCCGCACCCACCGCGACACGGAGGACCAATGACAGCCCCCAGAGACCGCCGCGTCGTCCCCGCGATCTACTCCAGCGGCTCCACCGCCCGCGCATGGGCTACCTCCCGCGCCTCGTGTGAGGGCGCCTCGGCGGTGATGATCCACGACGCCCCGCGCGCAGACCTCGCCGCGACCGCACGCGAGGTGCTCGCGACGGGCTCCGCGCTCTGGTACGGCGTCGGAATCGACGGCTGGGCCCGTGACCTTCGCTCGGGGGTGCGCTCCCGCGCGCAGGTCTCCGTTCGCGCCGTGCAGCTTGCCCGGATCGCCAAGGACCACGGCGCCGAGCTCGTGATGTGGAACGGCGAAGCGGCCTGGAAGCTCGGCTCAGACCCCGCCGACGACCGCGTGCGCGGCGCGCTCTCGGAGGCCCTCGCAGCCGTCCACGCGCAGGTCGGGCTTGCGCAGGGGTGGACGAGCTTCGACCATCCCCTGTGGCACCGCATCGCGTGGAGGGAGGCCCTCGGGCCCGACTCGCCCGTGGTGGTGCACTCGCGCCAGGTCTACGCATCGCTCGGCGAGGGACAGGGACCGGCATCCCCTGCGGACCTCAAGGCGCGTGCGACCCGCTCGAGCGCTCAGCTCTCCGCCCTCGTCGCCCGCGGTGACGTGCGCCCCGACCTCGCGGACGGGGGCGCGGGCTCGCTCCCGTACCTCCAGCTGCACGGCGTCTCGGCGGTCGCGACCGTGGGCTACGCCCTGACGCAGCCAGGGGTGGCCCTGTGGGCCCTCCCGACGCGCTCCGACGCCGCTGGGGTGGAGGCGCTGCGGGTGCTGGTGGCGTGCGCCCGCGCGGGGCTCTGGGACGTCCGCGCGCTCCAGGGGGCCCTCGGGGTCGCCGCGGATGGCGCGTACGGCCCGAGGACCCACGCCGCGGCCGTCGCATGGGCGTCGAGGCCGTGACCTCCGTCGCCATCGCCCTCGGGATCGTTGCCGTCGTGGGGCTGTGCCTCTCGCTGGTGTGGGGACCGCCCGACGGCTGACCGTGACCACAAGCCCGACAACATGACGCCCCGTGGCCTCACCGGCTGCGGGGCGTTTCGCTATTTGGGGGCGAGGGGACCCGACGCGCGGGCGCGGATCACTGTCGCCCTCGACAGCCCGAGGTACCGCGCACCCTCGGCGACGCCGTGCTCTGCGACGATCGCGCGAGCCTCGTCGAGCAGCGGAGCGAGGGCCTCCCGTAGCCCCTCCCACGCCTCGCGCGAGGCCCACGAGGGGCGCTCGCCGTCGAGGACGCGGGCGAGGGTGAGGGCGGCGCTGGCGGGGCTCTCCGCGGGCCTCACGGCTTGCGCTGCCAGTGCTCGGTGGGGCCCTGCTCCAAGCCCCACTTCGCAAGGTCGGGCATCACGAACTTCCCGTCCCAGCGCGGAGCGCGCTCCATGCACAACTGCCGCGCCTGCGTGATGCGCCCGTCAGCGGGGTGCAGCCCGACGTAGGCGTTGACCGCGGCGAGCATCTCTTCGCCTGCGGCGCCGCGAAACGCGGGGTGGTTCGGGCCTGCCTTGATCGTCGCCATCGTCCTATCCTCCTCGCCGGTCTCTCCCGGCCGTCTCAGCCCCCGCGCCCGGAATCGCACCGGGGACGCTCGCCGCGGGGTAACGCCTTGCGGCATCACAGCAGTGGCGATCACTCCTCGCCGTCGTCCTCGTAGACGTTGAACGGGTGACGCGCGTGCTCGGGTCCGTCGTCGTACCCGGGCAGGTCCGAGGCCCACTCCGTGAGCGCCGAGACCTCCTCGGGCAGCAGGCCGCGGAGCTCGCCGCTCGCCACCACGCGGTCGAGGCGGCGGAACACCTCGGCCCCGCGGCTGGTGTCGGTGCGGGCGGCGTCGCGCGCCGCGTCCCACCACTCCTCGGCGTTGTTCTCGTAGTCCACCCGGATCGCCAGATTCGTCGTCCCCATCGTCTCACCCTCCGCCCCGTCCGTGGGGCCCGCGGCATCCTTGCAGCCGCACGCCAGCGCCCGCCCTGAGCGCGTGGTGCCGGGGGATACGCCCCCGTCCGTCGTGGTCAGCGCACCCGCTGCCAGCGGCGCGGACTGTCGAGGTTGTCCACCTCGGCGAGGTAGACGTCGTCGGCGTCGTAGCGGTCGGCCTCGATCTGGCCCTCGGCGATGAGGCGCGCGAGCGCGGCGCGGGCGCCTGCCTCGGTGATCTCGGCCACGTCGCAGGAGGTGGCGGTCGCGTAAACGTAGGCGGTCGGCCCGAGGCGAATGTCCGCGTCGGTCGCTACGACGCGACCCTCGTGGAAGGCTTGCCGCGCCTCCTCCACGGCGTCGTCCGAGGTGACGCCGACGCTCTGAAGCCATGCGTCGAGCGCCTCGGACGCGGCGGCCTCAGCGTCAAGACCGAGGCCGAGGCCGGAGCGCACCTCACGCCCGCGGCGGTAGCACTCTGCGACGATGGCGGGCGCGAGGATCGGGCGGAGGGAGGGGGCGTCGATGCGGGTGGTCTTCATGGCGGTTCTCCTCTCGGGGCGTCTCGTGCCCCGGTGATCTAAGACTAGGGATCACTAGTGATCCCTGCAAGGGGGTATCGTGCGAATTCGTGAAAACGCAGGCGTGGCCTAGGTTTTTTCTTCACCCGCACCGCCCCGCAGGGGCAGACGCACCCCGGGCGGCGGGTCTGACGGGCTACGGGCGGAGGCGCTCGACCTCGGCACGGCACGCCACCAGCGCACGGAGCAGCTCGTCGCGCTGGTCGGTCTGCGCGTCGGTGGTGGCGCGCTCCTCGCGCAGGCGCTCGCGGGCCTCGACGACCTCGCCCTGGAGGCGCTCGACCTCGGCGCGCAGGCGGCGCACTTCGGCCAACGCCTCGTCGCGCTGATCGAGCAGCGCATCGGCCGCGTCGCGTTCGCCCGTCAGGACACGGTTCACTTGCGCTACCTCCGCCCGCAGCCGACGCACCTCCTCGACGAGGGCGGGGACGTCCGTGCGGGCAGCGGCGATGAACGTGGCGTCGTGGGCGCTCATCCGAACGTGCGCGTTTGGCGAGTAGAAGGGCGACACCCACACGGGCGTGATCGGGAAGGTGTCCTTGGCCTGACCGTGCACCCAGGAAGTCCGTACCTCGCGGTTGAACATCGGCGGCATGCCGTGATCGGTGCCAGCGTCTGTCAGGTCCAGCGCGTGCTCTTCGACGCGCCACGGTCCCGCCGTCGCTGCCTTCGCCCTCTCTTCGATCGCCGAAAGCTCTTCGTCGGTCATCGTCGGTCTCCCCTCAATCGGTACACGAACGGTACACGCCACGTCGCGCGCACCGCGAATTCCCGCTACGCGCACGGACGCGCGAGCGGTTTCCTAAACCGTTGGTCGGCAGTTCAACTCTGCCCGGGGGTACCGCAAAACACGCTGTTTCCAGGGGTTCCGCGAAGTCCCCGATGCTGTGCAAGCGTACCGAATGACGGCCAACGACGGGCAAAACGGTACGCAATCGGTACACGCTCACGGCAGCGGCAACGGCTCGTCGTAGCGCCGCGCCTTCGCCTTCGCCCGGATGCGCTCGGCGGCCTCGGGCCTGAGACGCCAGCCACCGCCCGGACACGGGAGCCCAACGTCGCACAGGTGGCAGACGAACACGCCGTGAACAAGACCGCACGACGCGCAGGGTCGTTCGTGGTGCCAGTCCAGCGACAGCAGCACCCGTTCCCGCCACCGCTCGCGCGCCTCGGCGTTCTCCCGGCGCACGCGGTCTGCCTCGCGGCTCGCGTCGAACCACGCGGAGAAGTCGGCCTCGGTCAACGGCGCCGTGAAGGTGCCGATGATGGGTTGACCCGGCTGCGCCTTGACCACGGTCCCGCTCGCGTCGAAGGACACGAGGTCTCCCGCGCGGATGGTGCCCACCTCGACGCGCCCGACGTAGACGGTGGTCTTGCCGTCGATGGATACCCATGCCCTCGCTGCATCGTCGCTCATCTTCTCTCCCTCCGTGCGTTCAGTTGACCCCGTTCATCAGCACCGTCAGCGGGTCCGCGTCGAACGCTCGCAGCGTCGGCAGCATCCCCGCAACGCGCAACCCCATCTCGCGGAGGCGTCGGTTGCGCGGGTGCCTCTGCGCGATGGCAACAACCTCCTCCAGCACCGGGAGCACCGAGGCCGTAGCGATGCCCTCTTGCTCCATCCCGTTCGTGTCGAGGAACTTGATGCGCTTCAGGCGCCCCGCGAGGTGCCGCAGTTCAGGGAAGCTGCACAACACGTAGTCGATGGTCTCGCTGAACTCGTCGTACTTCATCTTCTCTCCCTCCGCATCTCCAGCACCTTGGCGGGCTCGCGCGACAGCACGTCGGACACGCCCACATCGACAGCAACCTCGGTCGCATCCGAGCGGTACCGACCGAGGTAGCGCTCCGTCGTCTGTACGTCCTGATGGCCCAGCAGGGCGCGCGCTACCCCGCCCGACGCGCAGCGCGCAAAGCTCTCCGCGCTCCAGGGCCGCGACGAGCGCGGAGCGGGACACGCCCGCGAGCCGCGCCGCCTCGGACACGGAGAGCGTGAGGGGCTCGGTCATGGCTTCCCCTTCCGCGCGCTGGGCATCTCGACCGTCTCGACCTCGACGAGCCCCGCGCGCATGAGGGCGTCGATGCGCCGCTGGGTGTCGAGGTCCCATTCGTCCCTGAGGCGGTACACCTGCGCCTCGTGGTCGTAGACGTAGCCCGCGTCGACGAGGTCGCGGTGCTCCTCCAGCGTGTCCGTCACGGCCACGCGCACCCGCGGCGGCTCGACGGGGACGCGGAGGAAACGCATGCGAGCGTGGCGGACCAGCGGCAAGTGCAGCGCCGCGACGGCCGGGTACCACCAGAGCGGCGCTCCGCCGACGATGCCCACGGCCACGCACGACGCGGCGCCGACTGCGGCCCACGCGAGGTATGCGTAGGACCAGCGATGGCCCGGCACCACCGCCCAGCGCATCCGCGGCGGCGTGGGAATGGGACGGTACGGATGCTCACCCACGGCCACCTCCCACAGGCGGCACCACGATCCGCACGGCGTCGGCGGTGATCGTGTCGAGGGCGAGGCCCATCTCCCAGAGCGCAGCGACGGGCGCGCACTTCGGCTTGCTCCGCTCGTTGTAAGCAACGCCCTCAAGCGTGACCATCGCGTTGCCGCAGCCTCGCACCTTGTGCCAGTGCTTCCCGCGCTCCCCCACCCGCCACACCACCCGCTCGGGCTGCGGGCAGCCGTACTCCCGCAGTCTGGCGGGCGCCTCAAGCGCGTACTCTTCCGCGCGGTGGACAGCGTCCCACCCGAGCGACGTGACGGCCACGAGGTCGGGGATGGTGGCAGCGCACTCCAGCAGCCCACGGCCCGCCGCGGATGACCCGCAGGCGCTGCAACGCCAGATACCCCCGCCCGTGTATGGGTCCGTGTCGGTGTCGTCCGTGGGCTTCCTGTACCCGTCGCCCTCGCACGCCGCGCACCACCACGCGCGCCGCACGTCCCCGCACCACCCTTCGGGCAGCAGACCGCGCGCGACGAGGGTCTCCTGTGCGTCGGCGGGGTCGGTGACGGTCCACGTTGCGCGGGGGCCTGCGTCCACCGCTGCGCCGCCCACCTCTAGGTGGAAGCGCACCTGGGCTGAACCGAGAACAGGGCGCGCGTGCCACCCCGGCGACCGCTCGGCCAGCGCCACGTCCCACACGTCCGCGGGCAATTCGGTGAGCGCCGCCAGCACCTCCGCAAGCATCGGTCGCGCAACGTTACCCACGATCCACCTCCCGCGCCATCGCACAGACAGAACAGCACGCCCCCTCGGGCGACACCCGCCACCCCGCGGGGTAGACGGCCACACCGCGCCGCACGTCGGGCAGGACGTAGCGTGCGCAGTCAGCGCAATGGACCATGCGCGGGGGCCATTCGCGCGAGGTCATCTCGACGCCTCCGCGTGCGGGGCCTTCGCGGCGCACTCGGGGCACAGGTCGGGCTCGCCCTCGTCGCACTTCCACCCCGCGGCGATGGCGAACTCATACACCGCGTCCTTGTCGATGAGGTTGGCTTCGGCGTGCACCTCCTCGCACTCATCGCAGTGCACGACGACAACGGGGAACCGAACGTACCGCCCGCCCACGTCGCCGCCGATCGTTCCGCTGTGGACGCTCACGGCTTCACCTTCGCCGCGCGAAAGCCACGGGCGAGGTCGCCAGCCGCGCGCATCCTGTCCCGCCACGCGACGAACCCGCAGTTGCAGCGCTCCCGCTCGGCTGCGACGCATCCCTCTTCGGCGAGCCCCTCGCAGCACGTCCACCCACCTTCGCCGTCCGAGCCGCAGGAGTCTCCCGCGACGTGCTCGCGGCCGTCGCACTCCTCGCTGTGCACGGAGTGGTCCGCGTGCTCCAGGTCGAGGATGGCGGCGCACAGGGCGTCGCGCTCGGTCCGCAGCCGCTCCCACTCTGCGCGGGCGACCACGATCAGGTCTCCGTCGGAGACGTCCACCGGGGTGCTCACGCTCCACCGCCCTTCGCGATCAGCTCTTCGATGCACCCAGCTACGACGCCAGCCCCGTACGCCTTGCCGTAGGTGAGGTCAGAGCACAGCAGCGAGTCGCTGTGCACTGACTCCACCTCGCGCGCAATCGCCAGCGCCTCCCTCAGCCCCGCGGCGCGGCCCTCGGCGCGGGCGCTGTCCATCTTCGCGCGCAGGGCGTCGCGCTCGGCCACGACGCGACGGATGGCGCTGTCCCAATCGGCGCGGTACTGCCCTCGGTCCGTGACGCGCAGCACGGATGCGAAGTGCTCTTCGCGCTTGAGCAAGCGGTCCCTCTCCGCGGTCACGCGCGCCAGGTCCGCGCGCAGTTGTTCGATCTCGTCGCACAGCGCGGGCAGCTCGTCGTTGCACAGGCCAGCCGCGATCAGCGCGTTGTGATCGTTCCAGTTGTCGGGCTCAGTCGACACGAACGCCAGAAGCTCCCTCGCACGCCGCACGGTCTCACGCATGATGTTGTCGTCGCTCATCGTCCCTCTCCCGTGTTCCGTACGCCGATGGGCGTGGCGTAGGTTCTCGCGTTGTCGCCTTCCGCGATCTCTCCCTCGAGGTAGTCCGCCAGCGCGGCGGTCGCGGGGTTCGCGCGGATCTTCGCGATGGCTCGCACCTCGATCTGCCGAATTCTTTCGCGAGTTTTGTTGTTCAGTTCGCCGACATCTTCCAGCGTCACGCCGCCGCGATCCGCAACGTCCAGGGCGCATGTCTCGGGAAGCTCCTGCACCTCGAGGTCAGGGAAGTTCATCTTGATGCTGCCCGTGCGCTCGTTGACGTCGAGGTACAGGTGGTACTTGCACCGCACGAAGGGGCACGGTCTCGCCTCGTTGCAGCCTCCAGGGAGGCAGTCCTCGCGCGTCTGGGGGCGCGCGTACTCCGCGTTGATGCTCGCAGGGAACTCCGCAGCACCAGCGGCGAGGTCGCGCTTCGACAGGCGCTTGATGCTCACCGTCTTAGCTCGCACCCGACGCTTCACCGTGCCGTCGGGGAGGTCGAGCATCTCGACCACGTACGCCGCTCCGCCGTCTGCCGCTGCGCTCACTTCGTCACCTCCGTCCCCGGGATCACCAGTTGCCGACGCCGAAACTCCTCGTCGAGCTTCCAGCGCTTCTCGATCTCTTCTCGCCGCTCGAACCACTCTTTCACCGTGAGCTTCGACAGCGCTGGCGTGACGTCGCACGCGATGTATGGGAGATCGCCTTCGCTCATCTGGGCGTCGCGCAACCTCGCCTCGACGACGTCAAAGTTGAGGTCGGCCTCGTGACGGCTGAGCTCGTTGTCCCACACCTCGCTGTCCGTCTCCGCGAAGCGCTGGGCCTCATCGGCGCTCGTCGCGACGACCATCACCGTCGCGGAGACCTCGACGTGCACGCGGTACAGCCTCGGGGCGCTCACTTCGCACCCCGCAGTCCGACCGCGAGGCGATCGGCGACGCCCACCGCGAGCACGGTCCTCGTCGAGCCCTTGTGCCCATCGTTGACGCGCACGATGCCAGCGGCGCGCAGCACGCGGCGGAGCTGGTGGTAGTCCACCCCGAGGCGTCGCGCAGCCTGCGGCACGGTCTCTGTGGTGGCGCTCACGCGAGCACCTCCGCCCCGTACGCGCTGAACGCGACGGTGTCGCGATGCAACACCTCGACCTCATCGTAGTGCCCAGCCCCCGCGAGCGCCTTCATGAAGCGCTCCTGTGCTGCGCGGATCATCCATCTTCTGTGGCCCGCCTTCAGCAGCGAAAGCCTGTGCGAAGCCGTCAACGCCTTGTCGTCCATCGTCGTCTCCCTGCGCCCCTGTGGCGCGTTGGTGGTGGCCTCCGCTGGAGTTGCACCAGCGTCGCGCGGAGGGGTTGCGCGTCCTCGTGAGGCCAGGTGCCCGCCTGCGCGGGCGGTGCCGTTACCGTCTTCTCCGGTCGCGGTGGCAGCGCGGGCTCACCTGACACCCGCCTTTCGCTCCAGCCGCTCGGCCTCGCGGATCGCCATGGCAGCGAGGCGACGAAGTTCCCGCGCGTTCATGGCGCACGGCTTGTCGTCCAGCGCGTCGTCCTTGCAGCAGATGCTCAGTGACACCAACGACGGGTCAACTGAGTAGGCGCCGAAGTGCAACTCGCGGGTCAGTTCGTGCGAGCCCTGGAGCGTGGTCCGCACCCGCATGTGACGAGCGGCGCTCATCGCGCACCCGCCTTTCGCGCGAGGGGACCTTGGTGCGCCCACGCCTCCACGAGCTGCGTGGCGCCGATCAGCGTCATCCGCACGCCTTCGTCCGCAGGCGTCTCGAGGGCGACGACGCGCTCGGCCGCGAGCCTGCGGTACCACTCGCCGAGCTTTCGCCCGTGCAGCCTGACGGAGTGCTCCACGGCCCTGCGCGCGGTCTTGTCCGCGAGGTGCAGGCGCATCCCCTCCACGGTGGTCGCCCACTCGGGGACGATGGCCGCCACGGTGGCCGCAGACGCACCGCCGGTGCCACCTGACACCGAGGCGCTACCCTCGGCGCTCGCGACCGGACCGGGGCCCCTGCGCGGGCCGCTGGTGCCGTCGGGCGGGGGCTCCTCGGGCTGCACCCCGCGGCGGGCCTCTTCTTCCTGAATAGCCTTCTTCAGCCACACCTTGGCGTTCTTCATCTTGCCCACCTCTTCGACCTTGGCGCAGAGGGCCTTCCACGCGGCTTCGCGCTCCGCGGGGTTGAGCGTCGCGAGGTCCGCGCGGTGCTTCATCCACACCGAGATCCCCTCACCGGCGAGGTCGATCTCCGCGACGCGCGCGTAGAACGCCTCCACGGCGGGCGGGAGCTGGGCGTCGGAGACCTCGGCGCCCACGTCCACGACCTTGGTGGGCAGCGTCGAGCGCACCTCGATCCCCACGGAGGCGAGGTCGGGGATGCGCTGCGGGCTGGGCTCCAACTGCCTCGCCTTGCGGGTGGTCTCGCGGGGCTTGTCCTCGGTGACCTCGACATCCTCGGCGGGCGCGATCTCGTCGCCCGTGTACAGCCCGCTGGTGTCCTCGGGGAACGCCTTGCGGATCGCCATGGCCTCCGCGACCTTCGCCAGCATGAGGCGCGGCATGCGCCCCCACATCGTGTTGGGGCGTTCCTTGCCCGTGGCCTTGTCGCGCGTGACCTGAACGGCCTCCGTCCAGTACGCGATGCCGACCGCGGGGCGCGACCAGTCCTTGCGGTAGACCTTCACCTTGCACGCGACCGGGAGGCCCGCGGCGCCCTCGGGGCCGTCCACGAACTCGGGCTCGTCCTGACCGGCGTAGAGCCCCGTTCGCTCCGCGATGGCGCGCAGGCCGTCAATCGACACCTGCACCGCCCACACCTTGCGGCCCTTCACGCCGTCCCAGCGCTCCACGAAGTGGATCTGTCGCAGCAGCGGGTTGAGGCGACGGGCCTTCGCCATCTCCATCAACGGCACGAAGTCCCGTTCGTTCGCGCCGTTGGCGAGGGTGTCGCGCACCATCTGCCACTGCTCGGGCGTTAGATCCAGCGCCCTCGTGATGCTCTTGTCGTCGCTCATCGTCCGTCTCCCTCCACAAGCGCCAGCATCTCTTCGCGGGCGCGCAACGTGTCCGTCAGTTCTGCGCGGTAGACCCGCGCGCGTTCTCCCTTGGCCGCCGCCGTCGCTCTTCTGAGAGCGAGCACGCGCTCCGTAAGCGCCGCGTAGAACTCCCACGCCGACCGCGCCGTCACGGGAGCACTCCCGCGGACTGCGCGCGGGTGACAGCCCCGAGGACCAACAGCGCCGCGTCGAGGGCGACGGCCCACACCGCGAGGGCGGCGTACACGGCGCGCGGCGTCGGCTCCGCGAGGCGCGCGTAGACCTCGACGCGGGTCACGGCAGCACCTTCGCCGCTTTCTTCGCGCCCTCGAGCGCGTCCGTGATGGCAGCGCGCTCGCTGGGCGTCGTTGCGGTCTCAAACGCACGGAGCACAGCGACGTTGAGAAAGTGCTCCGTGCCCGTGGCCGCGTCGAAGACAGACACCATCGGGTCTTCGGCGGTGCGCGTGATCAGCGCCAGCCCACAGAAGCGCATCTCGTCGCGAGAGCCGTTGCGGTACGCCTCGACATAGACGCTGCGCGCGTAGTACGTCGTCGCCATCACACCACCTCCCCGGACATGCGGGCGTGCGCTCTGGCCGTGCTGTACTGGTGCTGCGCCTGCGCGTAGCTGATACGCGCCTCGGCCAGCAGCGTCCCGACGATCGCAAGCTCCGCCTTCGTGGCGTCCTCGTCGCGCCTCCCGAGCGCGTCTTTGTGGGCCCTCGCCGCACGGGCGAACCGGTGCCCGAGGGACTCCAGTTCACCGAGCGACACCGACAGCACCGCCGTGGCGGTCGCAAGGTCGGGCGCGCTCACGGCCCACGCTCCCGGCGCGCTTCGGCGATCCACTCTTCGGCGCTCAGGCCGCAGGGCTCCGCGAGGATGGCGACCGCTCCGTTGACGTCGCCGTTGGCGAACGCTTTGACGGCCTCGGCCGTGGCGCGGAGGAAGGCGCCCGTGCTGGTCCAACCGAGCGAGGTCCCGCTGACAGCGCGGCGGCGCATCCGCTCGAGGTCCGACGCGGTGGCTTCGGCGGTCAGCGCGTTGAGGTTGCGCTCGACCGTCAGCGCCGCGAGCGAGCAGCCGTACTTGCGCAGGTCCGCGGCGATCTCCGACCGCACGAGCTCCGGCAACGAGAAGGGCGCCTCGGCCATGAACGCGGCGCTCACAGCCCCACCGCCCACGCGGTGTCCGCGACGTACAGGTCGGCCTCGGAGACGGGCGCGCCGCGCTCAAGGGCGGCGTCGTCGGTCAGCTCGATCAGGTCGCGGGCGTCGAGGAACGCCGCGAAGTCCGTGTCACAGGCGAGCTCCGCCTCAGTGGCGCAGTCGTCGCCGCGCGCAACGTCGCGCTCGTGAGCCCTGAGCGCCGAGCGCTCGGTGTAGCGACCGCCGCCGGCCGGATCGATCCAAAGGCCCCCGCGGTACGTCCAGCCCGCGCGGGTGAGTCTGTCGGTCGTCGTCCCCATGGTCCCTCCGCCCCGCGACGTGTGCCGCTGGGGTGAGGTGGAGACTAGGGGTGATACGGTCGTGTGTCAATACGTTTGTATCACCTAGCGCGTCGATTCTTGTATCACCGCAAGGTTACTTGCGTTTCAGCAACGCCCCCACGGTCGCAGCGGCGCTACCAGGCTCCACGCCGAGCTCCCGAGCCTTCGCGTCGCCCTCCGCGTCGGCGGAGACGGGGCGAGGGCGCTGCGGGAGGGAGCCCACGGCCACCTGCTCGGTGATCGCCCTGGGCGTCGCAGGGACCCCGCGGCGGCGGAGGATCGCGGCGGCCTCGAGCCACGCGACGGGCACCCCCGCCACCGTCGCGAGTTTCACCATCGCGTCGTGGTCCCCGCGCGCGTCGGGCTTCGCCTCGAGGCGCCCGCGCAGCGTGGACAGGTAGCGCGTCGACAGCCCCGCGCGCTTCGACCACCCGAGCTGTGTCAAACCGCGGTGCTCGAGCACCCAATCCAGCCGTTCCAGCAGCGTTCGCATAGACGCACCATACACTTGTACTGCACCGACCCAGACGGTCGCGTTTGTAGATCCCTTGCGTGATACGCACGTAGGTGATACACCCGTATCCCATGGGTGATACCTACTCGAAACGGTTGCGGTGGTGCCTCGCGAAGGCATCCATCTCCCGCGCTCTTCTCGCGACGGCGTCGGGACTCTCTACGGTGACGGTGCAGAGCATCGCGCGGGGCGTGCGGGGCAAGGACCCGGGCGCGGACACGTCGCGGAAGCTCGCCGACGCCCTCGTGGTGTCGTGGGAGTGGCTGGCGCTTGGGAACGGCTTGCCCCCGTCCACCGACGCGCTCGCCGCCCGCGGGATCGAGCTGCGGAAGCGGTACCCGCCGAAGCGGAAGAACGGTCGCGCGTCGGTCCCGTCGGTCTCCGTCGCCGAGCCCGTCGTGGTCCGCGGCGACTTCGCCCAGACCGCGGAGGTCGCGTGATGGCCCCCTCCGTGCCGGATCCCGGCTTCGTCTACGTCGCCAGAGCCGAGCGCAGCGGCCTCGTGAAGATCGGCCACTCGCACAACGTCCCCGGGCGCCTTCGCTCGCTCAAGGCTTCGGTCGGTGAGCCCATCGTGCTTCTCGCTGTGCTCCGCGGCTGGAGGGACACCGAGCGCGCCCTTCTCGCCCGCGTGAAGGCCCACCGCGTCACGGTGAGGGGCAACAGCGAGTGGCACGCCCCCCACTCCGAGGTCGAGGCCCTCATCGCCTCCCTGCCCGCCGAGGCGCGGGTCAGCATCCACACGGGGCCACACCGCCGCTCCAACGCCGCCCCGAAGCGCCCGCGCGCCGAGGTGCAGGCCGAGCGAGAGCGCCTCGCGGCCGAGAGGTCCGTGCGCTTCCTCGCCCGTCACGGGCACCCGTTCGGGACCCGCCGTGCGGGCTGCGAACTGTGCGCCCGCGAGAACGCCCCGGCGCGTCGCCTCTCCGTGGCCCCGTGCCGCGCCACCACGGCCGCGATCAACGCCCACTGCGCGCAGGCCCCCGCGCTCACGGGAGGCGCGTAGATGGTCTCCACCGTCGAACTCCTGCGCCGGGAGCACTTCAACTGCCTCGGGCGCGAACTCGCCCTGGGCACGCCCAACACGCTCCAGCGCTTCATGCGCGCAACGCTCGTGCTCGCAGGACACGACCCGCAGGAGGCATCCCGCGGCGCCGCCGTGATGTTCGCCGCGATCCCGCTCTACCTCAGGGAGGGCCGGTAGATGTCGCCCCTCGCCACCCGCCTCGACGGCATCGCCGCCGACGTGCACCGCCTCGCGTGCAGACTCCTCGGCCCTGAGGCGCTCGCAGCGCTGCACGAGGGCTCGCAGCCCAACGCACAGCCCCTGCACCCCAACGTGATCGCCCTGCGCCGCGGCGTGGACCTCGTGACCGAGGGCCTCCGCGCCATCGCCAAGGCAGCGGGCGAGGACCCCGCGCTCGTCGGCGCCGACCACTACGGCAAGCGCCCCAGCCTCCCCACCAGCAACGCCCCCACCGCCACGGAGACCGACCATGCGTGACCTCGACAACCGCGCGGCGTACGCGCTCGCGGGCCTCCTCTCGCTCTGTTTCGCCGCCGTCGTGCTCTTCGCTGCGGCGCTGACCGAGGGCCTCCCGCGCCCCGTGTCCGCGCTGCTGTTCGTGGCGGGGTTCGCGGTGCTGGTGCCCGCGCTCTGGGCGACGCGCGAGGTGTCCGCGTGAGCCGCGCCGACACGATCCCCGCGCCGGTCGCGTCGTCGCCCACGATCCCCGTGCCGCGCCCGACGCTGGCCGAGGAACTAGCGGGCATCTACCGCCGCTGCGCGGAGCTGAGAGAGCGTGCGCGCGACGAGGCCCGCTACCTCCGCGGCGTGCTCCGCGAGAGCGGGCTGGACCTGCGCACCGCCGACCGCGCGACCGTGCTCCACCACCTCGACCACGCGGAGCGTCACGGCCACGTCTACAGCGCGCAAGCGGCCCTCGACGTGCTGCGCCCCTACCTCTCGCGGGAGGGCGCGTAGATGGCCGCGCAGACGCCCCCGACCACCGAGGAGTGCGCCGCCATCCTCGGGCGCGTAGACGGCTCCCTGCGGCTGTGGCGGACCGAGCGCAACGGCGCCCTCGCGGACGCCTGCGACGCCATCGCGCTGCTGATGGTGCACCTCGACGTGACGACGATCCCCGTCCCGCTGTGCTCCGAGCTCTACGCCTCGCCGATCGACGCTGCCGAGGACGTGGCGCTGGTGCGAGACACCCTCGCCGATCGCGCTGGCGCCGGGTATCGCCGCGACAGCATCCGCGCCGCTGCGGGCCTCCTGCGCCACGCCCTGCGCGCGTACGTCGCCCCGCCCCTCTCGGAACTGAGCACGTCGCACGCGGACGTGAGCGCGCACGACGGCGAGGCCGTCCGCGCTGCGAGGGGTGCGTAGCATGGTGCGCCTCTACAACCACGTCCGTAGCCTCGCGGTTACGGTGGCCGATTCTGCGCGGTCGCTTGTCGGTCGTGCTGCGTATCTCGCGGGACTCCCTGTCGCGCATGTGCTGGCGACCGCGGCGGACTGGTGCGGGTACCGCGACGCCTACGAGGTGCACGCGGCGATCCTGCGCGCCGAGGGGTACGTGGTCGCCTGGTCCGAGCGCAGGGCTCCCGACGGGCGCGTGGTGTCTCCCCGGCTGTGGAGGTGCCCGTGATGGACCCTTTCCACATCGAGGGCCCCGCTGTGATCTCCTTCAGCGGCGGTCGCACATCGGGCTTGATGCTGCGCCGGGTGCTCGACGCGCACGGCGGGACGCTGCCCGCGAACGTGCACGTCGTCTTCGCCAACACGGGCCTCGAGCGCGAAGAGACGTTGCGCTTTGTCGACGAGTGCGCCTCGCGCTGGGGCGTCGAGATCCGCTGGGTGGAGCGGCGCCCGCGCCCCGAGCGCTTCGCCGAGCTCACCTTCGAGACCGCGAGCCGCGACGGTGAGCCCTTCGCCGCGCTGATCGGGGAGAAGCGCTACCTCCCGAACGCGGTCACCAGACACTGCACTGAGGGCTTGAAGCTCGAGGTCATGCGCTGGTTCATGCGGGCGCAGGGGCACGAGCACTGGACGAACGTTGTGGGCTTGCGGGCCGACGAGCCCGCCCGTGTCGCCCGCGTCCGCGCACGCATCGAGCCGCGCTGGGACAGCGTCTGCCCGCTCGCCGACGCCCGTGTGACCGCTGCGGACGTCGCCGCGTTCTGGCGCGCCCAGCCCTTCGACCTCGGGCTCCGCGCGGGCGAGGGCAACTGCAACCTCTGCTTTCTCAAGGGCCGCGCGCTGCGAGAGCACCTCGTCGCCGCGCGCCCGCAGGACGCCGCGTGGTGGATCGCGCAAGAGGCCCGGGTCGGAGCGCGCTTTCACGCGCACGAGCGGGGCTACGCCGACCTGCTCGACCGCGCGCGCCGCCAGCTGCCGCTGGTGTTCGACGCCGACGCGCTCGCGGCCTCGACGATCCCCTGTACCTGCACCGATCGCCGCGCGTCTCGGCGCTGCGGGTGCCGCAACGTACGCCGCGTCGGTCACCCCCTCGCGTGCGTGTTCGCGAGGGCCGCATGACCGACCCCACCATCCAGCGCGCCACCTGCGCGGCCGTCCTCGACGTGCTCGACCACACGCGCGACCTGACCGACGCCCAGCGCAACCGCCGTTCGCGCCTCGGGATGCGCGCGAGCGAACAACTCTTCGCGCTCGGCAACGGTCCCGGGACCGACGCTCGCTACTCGCAGCCTCCCACGCCCCCGTCCGCAGTTGACGCGGTGCTCGCCTGGTGTGCGCGCGAGCTCGACCGCGTGGGGGTGCCGTGATGCGCATCGGCTCTCTGTTCTCGGGAGTGGGTGGCTTGGAGCTGGGCCTTGAGCACGCCACCGGAGGCCGTGTGCTGTGGCAGGTCGAGCGCGATCCGTGGTGCCGTCGGGTGCTCGCCGCGCACTGGCCCGACACCTCGCGCTTCGACGACGTGTGCACCGTCGCGACGGAGGCGCAACCGCTCGCCCCCGTGGATCTCGTATGCGGTGGGTTCCCCTGTCAGCCCGTGAGCCTCGCTGGCGCGAGGAAAGGTACCGACGATGTTCGATGGCTCTGGCCCGAGTTCAAGCGCGTGCTTCGCGTGGTGGGACCGCGATTCGTCCTGCTGGAGAACGTCCGAGGGCTCCTTACTGCCAACGGAGGGCTCGCGCTGGGCGAGGTTCTCGGGGGACTGGCCGAGCTCGGGTACGCTGCGGAGTGGGACCTGTTTCGAGCGTCCGACGTGGGCGCACCGCACCGACGGGAGCGGTGGTTCTGCCTGGCCTACCGCACCGCTGTCGCAAGCCCTGTGGGCGACCCCGCAGGCGCACGACGCAACGGGAGCGCCAGGAGCCGCCGCGAGCCCTCGCGGCGGCTTTCAGAGATCGCTACCGGCGGAGGTGTCGGCCTGGCCGACACCGAGCGCGTCGCTCCACAACGACGGGGAGGACCCGGCATCGTGGCTCGCGCGGGCGGAGACGCTCAAGGCGAAGCACGGGAACGGCAACGGGGCGGGGATGCCGCTGGCGGTCGCCGCGAAGCTGTCCGAGGGGTTGCCTTGGGCAACCCCGACCGCTCGGGATCACAAGGACGGGGCCTGTCAGAACGCGAACGTGCCGACGAACGGGCTTCTCGGGCGGATGGCCTTGGAGGGCACGCGGACGGGCGCGCTCAACCCTGCGTGGGTGGAGACCTTGATGGGCTTCCCCGTGGGCTGGACGGACATCGCTGGCCCGCAGGGCGCGGCGAAGCGCAAGCCCCGTGGGAGCCGCCGCGCGTCACGGAAGGGTGCCACGACCGACGAGCGCGGCTGAAAGCGCTGGGGAACGCCGTGGTGCCGCAGGTAGCTGCGCTCGCGTGGCGGGTGCTCTCGGAACGCGCGGGGATCGTGTCCCCGACGGAGGCCGCGTGAGCCCCGCGCTGCAACGCCTCTGGGCGTGCAATCCCACCACGCTCCCCGCCTCCGGCGCAGTCGTGACCGACGGCGAGGCCGACGTGGTGGCCGACGCCCTCGCGCACCGCGACGCGCTCACCCGCGCGGAGGCTGGCCGGTGGTGCAGCATCCGCGCGCAGACCTGGCGCGAGAAGCGCGGGGTGCGGCCGTGACACCCGCTCACGTCGAAGCGTACCCGCTCCACACGCCCGCGGAGGTGGCCTATGCTCGCCCGGATCATGCCCGAACCCAAACGCTCGACCCTCGCCCGCGTGGGCGATGCTGCGAAGCGCTCCGCGCAGCGAGAATTACTCCTCGCGACGCTGGAGCGTACGCACTGGAACCTCTCGCAGACGGCCGACGACCTCGGCTTGTCGTCGCCCTCGGGCGTGCTCCGCGCCGTCGCCGAGCTCGACCTGTCGGCGGAGCTCGAGGCCGCACGCGCCTCGGGGCTCGTCTCGCGGCAGTCCCGCCGCACGTAACACAGCACTTTCACCGTAACTACGTCTACGCGCACGCGCGTAATCGCGTCGGGTCGCACCCGTGCGCTTTGCGCGGGTCGCAGTCCTGCGCCGTCGCGCGCGGAGGAGGGTCTCCCCTTGTCTGAGACGTACGCTGAGTTTCTGGCCCGCAAGGCCCAGCTCGAAGGAGAGCACGGGTTCGACCCCGGCGAACTCCCCTCGTTCCTGTTCGACTTCCAGGCTGCTTGTGTCGGGTGGGCGCTGCGGCAAGGGCGCGCGGCGATCTTCGCTGACTGTGGCCTCGGAAAGACTCCCATGGAGCTCGTATGGGGCGACCGCGTGGTGCGGCACACCAACGGGCGCGTGCTGTACCTGACGCCTCTCGCGGTGACGGCGCAGGCCGTCCACGAGGGCGAGAAGTTCGGCGTCGAGGCGAAGCGCTGTCCCGACGGCAAGGTCGGCGGCGCGGGCATCTACGTCACGAACTACGAGCGCCTCCACCACTTCGACCCGACGGACTTCGTGGGGATCGTCTGCGATGAGTCAAGCATCCTCAAGAGCTACGACGGCGCGACCAAGACCGCGATCACCGACTTCATGCGTAAGGCGCCCTACCGCCTGCTGTGCACGGCGACCGCTGCGCCCAACGACTACGTGGAACTCGGCACGTCGTCGGAGGCGCTCGGGTATTTCGGGCACATGGACATGCTCGCTCGGTTCTTCAAGAACGACACCAACACCTGCGACACGGGGCGCAAGTGGGCTACGCAGGGTGGCGGAGCGCCCAAGTGGCGTTTCAAGGGCCACGCGGAGCAACCCTTCTGGCGGTGGGTCTGTTCGTGGGCCCGCGCGCTCCGTCGGCCGAGCGACCTCGGTTTCGACGATGCGCGCTTCGTGCTGCCGAAGCTCACGGAGCGGGAGCACGTCGTAGCGGCGAACCGACCGCGCGAAGGCTTCCTCTTCTCGATGCCCGCGCAAGGGCTCGCCGAGGAGCGGGAGGAGCGCCGCCGCACCCTCCGTGAGCGCTGCGAGCGCGCTGCGTCCCTCGTCGTGGGCACGGGGCAACCAGCGGTCATGTGGTGCAACCTCAACGACGAGGGCGACCTCCTCGAATCGCTTGTGCCCGGGGCGATCCAGGTGTCGGGCAGCGACACGGACGACGCGAAGGAAGAGAAGCTCCTCGCGTTCTCCAGCGGCGAAGCGCGCGTGCTGGTGATCAAGCCGGTCATCGGCGCGTGGGGCCTCAACTGGCAGCACTGCGCGCACATGACCACGTTCGCGTCGCACAGCTTCGAGCAGTACTACCAGTCCGTTCGCCGGTCGTGGCGCTTCGGTCAGACGCGCGAGGTTGTGGTTGACCTCATCGTGTCCGACGGCGAAGGCCGCGTGCTGGACAACCTGCGGCGCAAGAGCGCGCAGGCAGAGGCGATGTTCTCTTCACTCGTCAGGTACATGCGCGAGGGCATGAGCCTCGACCGCATGCGCACGTTTTCCAAGAGCATGGAGGTTCCGTCGTGGCTGTGAACGCACAAGAGATCACCGAGCGCTACGCGATCTACAACGGCGACTGCATCGAGGTGATGCAGGGCCTCAAGCCCGAGAGCGTCGGCCTTTCGGTCTACTCGCCGCCCTTCGGCGGGCTGTACCACTACAGCTCCGACGACCGCGACCTGTCCAACAACCCGGACTACGCTCGCTTTTTCGAGCACTACGAGCACGTCGTCCGCGAGCTCTTCCGCGTGACGAAGCCCGGTCGCATGACCGCCGTGCACTGCATGGACGTGCCCAGCGGAAACAGCGGGTGCGATCACATGATCGACTTCCCCGGCGACATCATCCGCATGCACGAGCGCCTCGGGTTCCGCTACGTGGCCCGCTACTCCATCTGGAAGGAGCCCCTCGCGGTCCGCAACCGCACGCTCGCCAAGAACCTCGCGCACAAGACCATCGTGGAGGACTCGTCGCGGTGCTCCAACGCCAGCGCGGACTACCTGTTGGTGTTCCGCCGCAAGGGCGAGAACCGCGAGCCCATCGCGCACCCTGTCGGCCTGCTGGAGTACGCGGGGGAGCGCAAGATGCCGCGCGAACTCGCGAAGTTCCGAGGCTGGACCGGCAAGCAGACCGAGAACCGCTACTCGCACTGGATCTGGAGACAGTACGCGAGCGCGTTCTGGGACGACGTGCGCCTCGACCGCGTGCTCCCCTACCGCGAGGCGCGGGACGCCGAGGACGAGAAGCATGTTCACCCGCTCCAACTCGACGTGATCCACCGGACGGTGATGCTCTGGAGCAACCCCGACGACGTGGTGTTGACGCCTTTCATGGGCGTGGGGAGCGAGGTCTACGAGGCCGTCCGCATGGGCCGCAAGGGCATCGGCGCCGAGCTCAAGGAGAGCTATTACCGCCAGGCCGTCCGCAACCTCGCCGCGGTGGACGCCGACGCCCTCGACGCCACGAGGCAGACCACGATGGACCTCGGCGCCGTCGCATCGGAGTCGATGGACGACGAAGAGCCCGCCGCGGAGGTCACCGCCGAGAAGCCCAAGCGGTCGAAGCCGTCGAAGCGAGCGATCGACGTGCACGAGGTGGCGAAGGCCGGGAGCATCGACCCCGCCTTGGCGCTCGAGCTCTCGCCCGAACTGCCGCGCACGAAGCCAGTCACCGACGCCCGTCAAGGGGACCTGCTGTGACAGCACCGGCCCCGCGACCGTCCCGCCTGCGCGAGATGCGCCGCGGGGCCGACCGCGTGCGCTCTACCGCAGACGGAGTGCACGAAGGGACTCGTCTGCGCTCCGCGGGGACCGTCGTGGTCTGTCTCGATTGCTACCGCGCCGCTCGGTGGTGCTGCGCCCTGTGCGCCGGGGAGGGTGTCCTGTGACGTGGTTCAAGAGCGATGATCGCTTCCCTGAGCACCCGAAGGTGGACGCGCTCGAAGCCCACTTCGGGCGGTCGTGGCAGACGCTCAACCTCGCGCTGGCGACGTGGCACCTGCTCGGGTGCGACTGTGCGGCCCGCCGCACAGATGGGCGCTTCGACCTTGCGAGGGCCCAGCGGGTGGTGCGGGCCCCCGGGCGAGAGGTCGAACGCGCCCTCGAGGGGCTCGTCGCGGTGGGCCTCCTGACCCTCGATGGGGGGGTGTATGCCTACCACGATTGGGCCGAGTACCAGCCGACCAAGGCGCAACTTGACGAGGAGCGGAAGGCGACCGCGCGACGACAATCGGAGTGGCGAAAGCGCCATTCTACCGAGAAAAACGCAGGCCGTAACGGTGTGAGTAACGGCGTTACTAACGGTGTGAGTAACGCTGCCCCGACCCGACCCGTCCCGACCCGTCCCGACCCGAAACAGAACCCTGACCCTTCGCGCGATCCCGCGAGCGCGCACGAGGGCTCCACCCTCACCGAGACCGCCGACCAAGGGACAAGGGACAAGGGTCAAGAGGGCCCTCTAGGGGCAGAGAAGGTGCAGACCGCTACGGGGGTAGCGGACAACCCGTCCAACGCCCCGGAATGGCCATCCTCGTTCGCCCTGAAGCCACCCCAGAAGGAGCCGCCCAAGGCCCCGAAGCCCCCGAAGCCGCCCAAGGCCCCGAAGGCACCCCCTCCCGCGGACGCACCGCCCCTCGTCGGCACCCTCGCGCACCGGGTGTACCTCGCCCTCGTCGGCGACCGTGTGCTGTGCCCGATCACCGTGGGCCCTGGGGACTTCGCCTCGCGGATCGCGGACCCCGAGACCTACCCGGGTGTTGACGTGCTCGCCGAGGTCCGCAAGGCGGCGGAGTACGCCAGCGGCTCTGGCAAGACCTACACCGACGGGCGGGCCTACCTGCGCAACTGGCTCAACCGCCGCGCGCAGGAGGTCGCCAGACAGCCCCGCCCCGCGGCGCCCACGATCGTCGCACCGCCCGCACCTCCTCCCCCCGTGGTGCCCCGGAGTCCGCCGCCGACGCAGGAGGACCTAAACCGTTCAGCGGCGGCAGCCCGCGAGATCGGCCCGAAGGCGCAGGCCCTCTTCGCAAAGATCGCCGCGGAGAAGGGGGTGCGCTTTGGCACTCGCTGACCTCGACGCAGAGCGGGCCCTCGTCTCCGCGTGCGTCGTGCACCCCGATGCGCTCGCCCGGGTGTCGTTCCTTGACGCCGACGACCTCGCGGACTCGTCCCTGTGCGCGGTGCTCAAGGCCGTGCGGGCGGCAGCGCTGCGGGGCGACGTCAACGCCGCCACCATCACGATCGAGCTCCGTCGCGCAAAGGCGTTCAACGCCATCGGCGGGGAGCGCTACCTCCTCTCCCTCCTCGACGGGGAGTGTGCGTCTGCGTACGTCGAGACGTGGGCGCGTCGGATCGCGGACCTGGCTCGCCTTCGACGAACGGAGACCACGCTCCGCCGCGCGCTCGCTCGGGTGCACGACGGCTTCGATGTGCCCGCGGAGGCGCAAGCGGACGCCTCGTCCCTCGTCGCGACGATCGCGGAGGACCGCCCCGCACACGCCTACGACCTGACGTCCCACGCCTCGGCCGCGTTCGAGGAACTCCAGCGCCGCAACGAGGAGCGCATGCGCGGGCTCCACCTGTCGGCGTCGTGGGGGGTAGCCGCCCTCGACGCCCCGGAGGCCCTGGGAGGGCTCACGGGGGGCGCGCTGTACGTCCTCGCGGCGGACACCGGGAGCGGCAAGACCACGCTCGCGTGGCAGGCCGCGGAGGCGACCGCAACCGTGGGCCTCCGGGTGCTGGTCTACTCGCAGGAGATGCCGGGGCCTGAGTTGATGCTCCGCGTGGCCGGCGCGATGGTCGGACTCAGCACCGCGCAGCTCCGCGCCGCGACCCTCACCGAGCAACAGCTCGCGGACCTCGCAGCGGCGATGGGTCGGCTCGCGCAGATGCCCATCGAGATTCGCGACAGCGGCGACGCGACGCCCGACAAGATCCGCGCGGAGGTGCTCGCCGAGCGTGCGCGCGGGGGCCTCGGGCTCGTCGTGGTGGACTACCTCCAGATCCTCGAGGTGGGCCCCGAACAGCGCAAGGCTCCGACCGTCGAGGCGTTGAGCTACGCGACCAAGACCTTGAAGCGCACGGCGGTCCGCGCGCGGGTGCCGATCCTGCTGTTGTCGCAGTTCAACCGCGGTCGCGACACGGCGTCGAAGCCGCTGCTGAAAGACCTGAAGGGCTCAGGGTCTATCGAACAGGACGCCGACGCGGTGGTGTTCCTGCACCACGACGGCGACACCACGATCGCTGTCGTGGCGAAGCACCGCCACGGTCCGCCTGGGGAGTACACGTTGCGGTGGGACCGTGCGCGCGGGCGTTTCGAGGACCGCGGCTACGACCGACCGCGCGCCACGTTCCAACGCGAAGTGGCTCCGTCGTGGGATGACCCCGACGAGCCCGAAGTCCCGTTCACCAGCGCAGGAGGCGACGCAGAATGACCCCGACCAACGCCATCGACGTGCTCACCGAAGCGCGCGAACAGACCGAGGTGCACTACCAGCAAGCGGTGTTGCAACTGCGCCGCGCGTTGCTCCACCGACGCGAGGTGAACGCCGACGCCGTGGCCGCGATCGTGGTTGCGTTGCGCGAGTGCGCGGAAGCCATCGAACTCGCGACGCGGACCGTAACCGACAGCACCGCGGCGAGCGTTCAGGGTGTGCGATGAAGCTCTACTACTGGTCTCAGGTCGACGCGCTAGCTGACTGGATGCCGGGCAAGGTGTTCGTCCTCGCGTCCAGCCTCGAGGAGGCGAGGCGCATGGTCCGCGAGAGGGATGCGCCCACGGAGTGGGACTGGAACTCTCGCACGGGGGCAATGTGAAGCGCGCCCGCACCCTCTTCGACCTCTCCCCGTCGCTCCTCGCGCGGCAGACGCCCGACGTGCTGCGCGCTCTCGGCGTCGAGGCGTGCCCACCGAGCGAGCGGGCGGCCCTCGACGCGGCGCAGTCGAAGCGGGCGGCGCATCGCGCGCAGGGTAAGGCTGCGCAGCGCAAGGGCGAGGCGTTCGAGGACGTGGTGCGGGAGGCCCTCGAGGTCGCGACGCTACAGCGCCTCGTGGCGTGGTTCGGCCGCACCAACATCGGCGTCCGCAAGATCCGCGGGGAGTGGCGCCCCGTCGAGCGTGGCGCGTGTGACTGGTACGGCGTGCTGTGCGACGGACGGGGGTTCGTCGTCGAGTGCAAGCGCGGTCGCAAGGTGTACCGTGACCCATCGTTCTGTGGGGAGCACGACGCCTCGGTGAAGCCGCACCAGGCGCGGCAGCTCGACGCCTACGCCGACGCTGGTGCGGTCGCGTTGCTCGCCTTCGACGTTGGGAGTGGTCTGCGCTGGGTGCGTTGGCGTGACGCGACGTGGCCTTGCGGCGTACTGGATTCGGCGGGCGTTGCGACGTTCGCGCAAGCTGTGGAGGATGGACGATGAGCGCGGTAGTCTTTCTGGACATCGACGGCGTGCTGAACAACGAAGCATGGTACGCCGCCGTCGAACGAGATACGGGCATCGTCTCGTGGTCGCCAGCCATCGGGCGCAAGCTGCTCGACCCGGAGCGCGTAGCTCGTCTGCAACGCCTCTGCGACGCCACGGGTGCCGCGGTGGTGATCGTCTCCGGGTGGCGTCGGTGGGCGGAGGCCGATGCCATCGCCGCTGTCCTCGCGGATGCGGGGCTCCGCGCTCCCGTGCTCGGTGCGGTTGGTGGTCTCAGGATGAGCGGTGACCTTCGCGCGATGGCGGCGGTCGAGTGGCTGGACCGACACCCGGAGGTCACGCGGTGGGTCGTGCTGGATGACACCGCGCGCATGTGGGACGGGATGCGCGTCCGCGGCCGTCGGTGGCGGAGCCACCTCATCGCCCCGCAGGACGGTCTCACCGACGACGACGTGGAGCGAGCGATCAAGACGATGGAGGCATCCGGTGGTTGACCTGAACGCGATTCGCGGGCGCATCGTCGCCATGGCGAAGGAGTGCGCGATCCCGGGCGGAGGTCCCCTGTCGCACCACGCGCACCAGCTCGCGCAAGACGCAAAGAACCTCGCGGACGAGGTAGGTGCGCTCCGGTCGGAGGTGGAGCGGCTGCGGGGCGAACGCATCGCGCGGGAGCTCGACGAAGCCAACGACCGCATTCGGCGGCTGGGGGCGGAGAACGCTTTGCTGCGGTCGGAGCTGTCTGCGCTGAGGTGCGGCGATGAGTGAGCGGACGATGACAAGCGAAGAGATCGCGAAGCTCAAGGTGCTGGCGTCGTCGGTCAACCCGGCGGACGCCTACACCGCGGACGACGACCGCTCGTACGACGTGGCGGAGGTGCTGCGCAACTTCGCCCCGGTCTTGGGGGAGCTGGAGCGGGTGACGGCGGAGAACGAAGCGCGGCGCGCTGCGCTGGTGCGCGTGCACGGGATCGCGCAGACGCTGGCCGAGGGCGCACCGCACGGCAACGGGTGCCCGCTGCGCTCGGGCGAGTGTGTGTGCGGGCTTGACGATCGCACGCAAGAGCTGCTCGCGCCGGAGCTTCTGGCGCTGATGGAGGTGACGAAGTGAGCGACGACCACAGACTTCAGCGCGCCGTGTTGCAGCTCGCCCCCCTCCTCGCCCTCGACGTGGGGCTGCGGGGGCTCGTCCCGTCGCCCGACCGCGTGCAGGGCGGCGGGAGCGACCACGATCCCCGTGAGGCGCTCTGCGACCGTGGGGAGCTCGGTAGGGCGCGGTTGATCTCCGCTCGCCTTGCGGGGCTTCCTCGCGCGACTGCGGACGTGCTCCGGTGGATCGCCGCGAGCGCCCACGGGCTCGGGCTGCGCGAGGCGTCGGAGCGGTACGCGCGCACGCATGGCCCCGTGGCGCTGCGGGAGGCCGAGGCGACCGCGGTAGACGGGCTGGACCGTGCGCGGCGCTCATTGTCGCTGGCGAAGGTCCACCGAGGACAGCGGGCGAGGGCTGCGCGCAGCACCCACGTCGTACTCCCGCCGACGCCCGCGGAGGAGGCTGCACGGGGGCACCTCGAGGCCGCGGAGGCCACGCTTCGGGAGGCGACTAAGGCGCTTGCGGGGTATGGTCGCGCGGTGCTGGTAGGTGCGCTGGACGTGTGGGACGCGGACAGGGACGAGGAGCGGGCGGCGTGAGGAAGCAACAGGCGGAGCGGTTGTTGGACGAGGCGCCGCGCGATGGGTACTCCGGAATCCGGGTGCCGATGGGCCTGGCGGTCTACCTCCGGGCCTGCACGTCCCGTCACGGTGCCGTTGACGTCCAGTGGCGCAACGGGTGGATGACGCTCCGCGTGGTGTGGCTCGGTCGCGGGACCGTGCCTGAGGCCGTGGCCCTCGCCAAGATGGTCGTTCACGCGCTGTCCGTGAGCATTGACCGAATGCGTCGGCGCGGGGTCGAAGTGTCCGAGGTCCGCGCGTGGGACCCCGACGAGTGGGAGACGCTGTGAAGGCCCAGCGCATCGCGAGGATGCTCCGCACGGGCGAGGTCTACAGCGGGCGGAGCGTGCTCTTGCTGCCGATGAGCCTCGAGACCTGCAGGGCCATCGTCGCCCCGAGGGACCTGTACCGCAAGGTCTGGGCGCTCAAGGACGTCGAGTGGAGGGACGGGGCCATGGTGTTGCTGGTCAAGGTGTTCCCGGAGCAGCCGGGGCAGGACTACGCGACGGCGCGGGACCTGGCCGCGCACCTCCGGGCGATCCGTCGCGCGGGGGTGTCCCTGCGCGGGCTGCGCGTGAAGGGCTACCGGGGCAGGGAGAGCAAGGGCGAACTCGCCCGCGCTGCGATGAGGGCACGCAGGGTGCGCGTGCCGCCGATTCAGCCGGGGATCTTCATCCCGCCGTTCCGGTCGACGTAGACCGCGCGCGACGCTCTTCGACGGAGCGCAGCACGTAGTCCGTGAGCGTCTCGCCCGCCGCTGCGGCAGACTCTCGCAGGGACGCGAGCCACGCGGGCGGGACCTTGAGCGAGATGGGCTCGCGCACGTCTCGCGGACGTGGGGGCTTCGGTGGGGGCGGTGGCTTGCGGGGTCGCCCGCTGCCGGGTCGTGGTCCTCCTCGGGGCATCGTGGTCCTCCTCGTCGCGGTGTACGGTTTCGCGACCGTGGCGTCAATGCGGCTACAGGTCGCCCGTGGGGGCGTGGCGGGGGCAGAGGAACACGTCGGCTCCGTCGTCGGTCTCGTCGGGCGACCACCCGGCCTCGCACGCAGCGATGGCGAGCGCACCGCGGGTGTAGCGGCTGATGCGGTTGTCGCACTTGGCGCACCGGAGCACGAAGTGCCAGACGTGCGCGCTCACGCTCTCGTTCCAGACCTGCGCGCGGTCCCCGATTCGGATCCGTCCCATGGTGGCCTCCTCAATGCGGGCCCTACCCGCAGACCATCGGCCCCCGGAGGGGCCTAGGTTTCGGCCTGGGTTATGCGATGCGCAAAACCCTCCCGCCAACGACGAGCGGTGCGCCCGGAAACGCCTCCCGCAGCGCGTCCCACAGCCCCTTGCGGGCGGTCGAGGGCACCCGCCACACCTTGCCCTCCCGGTCCCACCGACGGCCCCAGCACAGGCGCCCAAGGGCCGCACGGAACGCCTCGGAGAACGGCGCTCGGACGGCGTACCCCTCGGGGGTGAGCTCGACGGACACCGTGCGCTCTTCGGCGAGGCGCTCGAGCAACCGCGCGGCGAGGGTGCTGTACCCGTACGCGGAAATCGCGGCGACGTCCGCCGTCACGGTCGGGGCGTCGGGGCGAGCGGCGATCCGGGCGACGATGGCGTTGACCTCCGCGTGGTGCGCCTCGGGGGCATCCTGCATCGCCTTCGCGCGGCAGATGGGGCCCATCCCACACTCGACGGAGGGCGCATCGAGGAGGGGGCGCCCGCAGAGGGCGCAGTGGGTCGCGAGGAGGGCAACGGCGGGGGCGGCTTCGTAGGTCATCGTGGTCTCCCAACGCCCCAAGCCCCGGCCCTCGGTGGAGGGTGCGGGGCTGCTTGGGGGAGGGGTGGGTTCAGGCTGCCTTCGAGGTGCTCATCTCCGCGCGGGCGGCGCGCACTCCAATCACCAGGTCAAGAAGGGTGGCGATCTGCGCCGAGCCCGACGCCCGCTTGAGGGCGGAGAGGTAGCGCAGGAGGATATCGCCGTAGCCGGCCTCCTCGAGGTCCGCGACAAGGCCCGCGGCGCCGTTCTCGGCGGACCACACACCGCTCGAGGTCAGATCGCGGCTGCCGTCGCGGTTGAGCCCGAGAGCGAGGGTGCATCGGTCGATCGCCTCGCGGCGGGTGAGCTGGCGGGGCTCGGCGCAAAACGACTTGAGCCACACCGCCGCCGACACGGTGCGCTTTCCGGCGCAGCACCCACAGCGGCGATCCTCGGCGCCAGCGGCGCGGAAGTGGGTCAGGCGTCCGGTACCGTTGCAGATCGGGCAGATGCGGGCGGTGGTCGTCATGGTCGGTCTCCTCTCCGGCGCTCTCTGCGTCGGTGAAGTGACTATAAGGTTTCAATGGAGCGGCGTCAATACCTTTCTGTAAGATTATCAGACAATGCCTACGGGATAGGCACTTTTCGTCAGTCGAGGCCCCACGATCCGACGGCGCAGGACAGCCCGAGGTCCCGGAGCACCTCGGCGCACGCTCGAGCGGCGGCGCAGGCGGGGGACCCCTCTCCGCCGAGGTAGAGCCGCAGCTCCCCAGGGGCGACGTCCACCCGCACGGAAAGGCCCCGGGAGAGCTCGGCCACGTCCGCGAGGGAGAGACGGAGGGCCCCTGGGCGCACGTCGACGGAGTAGCCTCCCTGATGGTCGCGCGGGGGCTTCGGGAGGGCGGCGCGGACCTCGAGGGCCTCCGACATCGCACGGCGCCCCGCGGCGACCCCGACGCGCAGGATGCGGGCGAACGCGGCGAGGCGCTCCGCGCGGGTGAGCTTGCGGGCGTTGTCGTTGGCGGCGGGGGTCGAGGCGTGGGCGAGGTTCATGGTCGTGGGCTCCGGTGGGGGTTCAGCGGCAGGCGAGGGCGACGACTTCGGCGAGGGTTGGGGCCGTGAACAGCACCCCCGACATGCGGCCGGCGCGGCACACGTAGCCGTCGACGGTCCACCAGCTCCCCGAGGGGCGCAGAACGGGGGCGCCGTCGAAGCGGCGGACCTTGGCAGCGGCGAGAGCGGCGGTGGCGGTCTTGACGTCCATGCCCAGACAGTAAGGTTTCTGGTCTCGCGCGTCAATACCTTTCGGTACGATTATCAGAGAGTGCCTGTTTTGTAGGCGTTTTCGAGCGGTCGGACCGAGGCACACCAGCACGGTCCGACCGCCCGGGGAGTTCAGGACAGGTCGTCTGCGGTCATCGTCCAGCGCGGGGCGATGCCCATGGAGAGGCCCCAGGGCCCCGCCTTGAACTCGACCTCGCGGGGCGCTTTGCGCGGGAGGTACTCGGTCTGCGCGAGAATCATCCGCAGCCCCGTCTCGCCCGAGCGGACGAGCTCCCACGCGGTGCCCTTGCGACCGGGGATCGTGTAGCGGACCAGCTCGTATCGGACGCCGGCGCCGAGCGAGAGGGCGGGGACGGTGCGGATGATCTGGCGGTCGGTGCTGGTCATGGTGTGCCTCCAACGCCCCAAGCCCCGGCCCTCGGTGGAGGGTGCGGGGCTGCTTGGGGGAGGGGTGGTGGTCAGGTGAAGCTCTGCTCGATCTTCCAGACCTCTTGCTTCCACGCACGGCGGAACTCCGGCGACGCATTGGGGCTGACGACGTCGCTCCAGTCCTCCCAAACGAAGTCGTCCTCGAACATCGCGTCGCACGCGGCGTGGATCATGTTCCGGTCGAGCTTCCGGGCCTCGGTCACAGCGCGCTTGATGTCGGTCTTGCTGGTCATGGTCGTTGCTCCCTGTCAGCGTCGCTGCTGACGAGACCCATTCTAGGTATTCCCAAGTCGGCGTCAATACCGCCGCGAGCGAATATCAGACAATGCCTATGTTGCAGGCGTTTTCGAGCGGTCGGACCGTGCTGGTGTGCCTCGGTCCGACCGCTCGAGGTGGTCAGCGGCAGGCCCAGCACGTCCCTGCGGGGTGCGGGTCGAAGCGCAGCCTTCGTGTGTCGCCCGTCGTCGGCCGCAAGGGCATCGCTCGGGTGACGGCCATGGCGGCGCCGTTGGAGTCAGCGAAGGTCACGTCAGCGCGGAACGCCGCGACCTCAACGGGGCCCGGACCATCGTCCAGCAAGGTCCAGACGTCCACCAGCGCCCCGTCTCTCTCGCGGACCGCGTGGTACTCCGTGAACAGATGCGGGCCGTCGAAGCCCGCGCACTGGTAGACCACGATGCCCCCGAAGCGCACGGCCTCGCACGGGCAGTGGTTGCCCGCGACGGCGAAGGCCAGGAGCCCCGCGGCGTCAACGTCTGCGATGCGGTAGCTGGCAGCGTGAGTGAAGGTAACGGCGTCGGCGTTTTCGGTGCTGGTCATGGTGTGCCTCCAACGCCCCAAGCCCCGGCCCTGTGAAGGGTGCGGGGCTGCTTGGGGGAGGGGTAGGTCAGCGGGAGAGGGCCTCGACCGCGAGGCGGGTGGCCTCCTGCGCGAAGCCCGGGGTTCGCTCCCCGCGCGGCCACAGCGCGTTGATCTTGAGCAGCTCCGCTTGGCTCCATCGGTTCGGGTCGTACTTGAGGGCGACGAGGAACCCGAGCTCCTCGGCGGAGAACTTGAGCCACGCGGGCCCGATGAGGTTCCGCGCGCCACGGAGGGCGCCGTCGGTCTTCCCGGCGCTCCAGAGGCTCCGAAGCTCGCTCTTCCAACCGCGTCCGTTGGCGGCGGCGAAGGTGCTGATGGCGGCGACGGCGTCGATGTAGCTGGTCATGGTCGGTGCTCCCTCTCGCAGCGCTCCGTTGCGCTGACACAACCCATTCTAGGTATTCCTATCGGCGCGTCAATACCGTTGCGTACGATTATCATAGAACACCTATCCTGTAGACGTTTCCGTGCGTCGATTCCCTCCGGCGCTACCCGTCGCAGGGAGGGTGTGCGCGGCATGTGGCACACCGAGGCGCAGGGGACTTGACACACACCGCGTCAGGGTGACACCCTACGTTTCGACGGGGGATAGGTGCGTCCGCACGCAACGTCCTCCCCGATCGTCGCTCCCCTCCGAGCGCACCGAGCCCCGTCACCCTCTCCCGATGCTCCGCACGATGACCGCCCCTGAGCTCGCGGACGCCCTCGGGGTTGCCCTCCGCACGGCGCAACGGATCGTCCGCGAGGCCCACGACCGCGGGTCCGAGAACGCCACCACCGTCGTCCGCCCGCAGGGGCGCTACGGCAAGCAGACCGTCCGCGCGGTCACCATGCTCGTCGCGGCGGGTGCGAGTGCAGAGGTAGGGGCTTCGCTGTGAGTGCTCCGAAAACCGCCCCTAACGCACGCGAAGCCGCGGTGTGGATGCACGTCGGCGAGCTCCGACCGAACCCGCGCAACCCTCGGGTGCACGGGCAGGAGGTGCTCAAGCTCGCGCGGACCATCCTCCGCACGGCGTGGGGTGCTCCGATCATCGCGCAGGCGAGGTCGAAGCGCATCATCGGCGGACACGGACGCCTCGAGGCCGCGAAAGAGATCCTCGCGGGCATCGAGGTCGACGGCGAACTCCGCGGCGGCGCAGAGCACCTCTTCGACGCAGGCGCCCCAGGGCCTGGCATGGTGCCCGTTCGCCTCGTGGACGTCTCCGACGCCGAGGCCGACGCCATGACCCTCGCGGACAACGCTCGCGGGCTCCAGGGTCGCGACGATGATGCGGCGGTCGTTGAGATGGCGTCGCAGTTCGGGCGAGAGTCCGCGCTGATGGCAGACGTTGGCTTTGACGCATCCGCCCTCGACGCGCTGGTGAAGCGCGCTGGGGATGCGATGCTTTCCGGCGAGGCTGGTCTTCCGAGCGGGGATGCGCCGACATACAAGGGCGATCCAGACGGCAGAGAGTACGACGAGGGCGTGGAGGCAGAGGTCGACGCGCTGACGTGCCCGCACTGCGGCAAACTGGTGCCTCGTGGCAGCTGATGGTTCTGCGCCGACGAGGCTGCGGCGCATTGCTGACTACCCTGCGCTTCTCGACGAGGCATGGCGGCAGGCACATGCTCCGCGCGCTCCAGAGGCACCGACGGTGATCTCGACCTTCGCGGGCTGCGGTGGCTCCTCGCTCGGCTACCACATGGCGGGCTTTCGCGAACTGCTCGCGGTGGAATGGGAGCAGAACGCTGCCGACACTTTTCGCCTCAACTTTCCGCACGTCCCGCTCTACCACGGCGACATTGCCAAGCTCTCCGTCGAGGAATGCTTGCGCCTCGCGGGTGTCGCGCCCGGTGAACTCGACGTGTTCGACGGGTCTCCGCCCTGCCAAGGCTTCTCGACATCCGGCAAGCGCGAGATCGGTGATGCGCGCAATCAGTTGTTCCGCGAATACTGCCGACTCCTCAAG